GAATTATATAGGCGAACCAGTAGGTATGTTAAGACTTATCCAGAAGATACAAAAAGATATTGTAACAGGGCAGATGGACGAAAGTATGTCCGTAGAGTATTTTTTGGTGAATGTACTATGAGAGATTATAAGGCTAAACTAACAGACAGCGGTAAGGTAGAAGTTGTACCAACTTTGTTTACGCATTGTATAAGATGTGGTAGATTGTTACGCACCTATGAGGCCAAACAACGTGGTTACGGAGTAGTTTGTTGGGAGAAACGTGATAGAACACAGGCAAATAAATTATTTTAAAAGGTTTGAAAATACTACTTGACAACCTGTTTATCGTGTTATATAATAATAGTGTAAATGAGATATGCCATTTACAGAACATCAAATCATAGAAAGGAGTAGTACAATGACATTCAAGGACTGGAATATCGCAGAAAAAACGGGATATGATCCCAAGACAACAGTTTACATGGATTTCTCTTTAGCAGAACCGTTCGGGATAGCCGCAGTAAAAGATACATATAAGCGGCTGTTTAATGAATGGAAGGATAATATTATTTATCTTACAGAGTTGTCTATGGCGCTAAATTGGAAGATTTGGGAGCATTACCGGACAAATGAAGATTTGTCCAGAGTTTATGATGAATTATGGAAAAAGTGTTGTACCTTCATAACTGAGGAGGCAGGATTTAGTGACGAAGATATTGGGTATTATTATCGCACTACTGACTAAGCCTTCGGTAATAAACTTAGTGCTTGTGTTACAGGTTGTGACATTTTGCTTTTTTCCTGTGGTTTTATGGAGGGGGCTATCGAATGACGAGCAGGTAGCCCTCTCTACCACAGCACAAGCGAATATGTGTGGTATATCAGTTGAGGAATTTAATCTGATGTCTGCCGTAACAGAGGCAGAGAGTGACAGGTCAGATAACTTAGAGGCAAAAGTATTTGTTGCTATGACAATCTGGAATAGAGTAAATAGCGACGATTGGCCTGACACAGTTACAGGTGTTATAACTCAAAGCGGACAGTTTCAAGTCTACTATGAGGGAACATATAAAGATGTAGGAAGTAATTCTTTATCAGACCAAGCGGTCGTAGAGGCTTACATACGAATACAAGAAGGCAATGCGCCGAACGTTATATACTTTAACTGTATAGGATATAACGGATTAGGAACCCCTTATGCTTGTATCGGCGGTAACTACTTCTCTACTGTACCTTGACAACAGAATATTTAGCAGTGATGGAATAGGTAGACATTGAGGCGTGAGGCTGTGCGAGAACCTGAAAGCGAAAAGACACGGTCATGTAAGGTGCAAATCCTTACCTGCTATTAAATAGGAATAAACTCCCTCGGGGACTAAGGATATCAACAAGTTCATTTTCTCATTTCCATTGGCGTTTAGCCCGCATAAATATAAATCAATTTCCCTTAGTTGTCCGTTAAAGTGAATAAGATATGGTTAACAGGTTGTTAAAGTGCATCTATATTTGCAAAAGGAGTTTTTAATAAAAACATTTTAATATTGAACATTAGTGTAATGGTAGCACAATTGCCTTTGGAGCAATTAGTTTAAGTTCGAACCTTAAATGTTCAGCCAGAGATTTCTATGTGTTGTGTTCCATAGAATATCTCCTTTCTGATTTGATTTGACACGTTGTCGGCGGCGTGGATAAATAATCACCGACACTTAGCACTTTTGAGTGTGCGACGGGTAGCACGGTGTTGGACGCCTATCGGTAATGAAGTTAGCAACTTTATTGCGCGGTAGTCGTTCGCTAAGACACAAGAGCGGGTTCGAGGCCCGTAAAAGTGGAACAGGCTTATTTTATAGACAATGGTACTTGCCATTTTTCTGCGCCTGGCAAATTGCAAGTTGTAAAACAGAAAAACGGGATGTAGCCCTAGGTGACTTTTTCGGACACGGCGTTTTCAAGCAAGGTAGCGGGAGGAAAAAGCCGTGATAGTTTTAGAGTGTGAGGTTAACTCTAAACCGCCTACTCATTGAGAATGGGTGATTGGTCAATAAGTTTAGGTTCTGACGAGGGCTTAAATTTAGTGGTTGATAAGTGTTCGAGGCTAGAAGTGAAGTACAAGCGGCTAGTTGAGGCACATTCTCAATTTGTTGGAAGATAGTTTAGCGGCTATCTTCCAACAATATGTGCAGAGGAGTGAAACGGAAAATCATTCGAGGCTCATAACCTCTGAGATAGTGGGTTCGACTCCCACCTCTGCTCCCACAAGAAGAAGTATCTAACAGTCAAAATGCTTACTTAGCCCAATCGGCAGAGGCACAGGACTTAAAATTCTGATAGTGTGGGTCCGACTCCCACAGTAAGCACCAGGAGACACCTCCACATAGTGTCACCTCCTTTTTAAAATTTGTTTTTGACGGCAGGTTTTCTGACAGGCCTGCCGTCATATAAAGGAGAAAAACAATGGCTAGAAAAAGTTTGAATAATGTTATAAAACTGCTGGACAGGGCGAACAAAGATGTTCCCATTGAACAGCAGTTTTTGGACGATTTAAAAAAGTCAATAGAAATATCAGACCAGAAGAACGCAAGGAAACCATCACAATCATACAAGCCTAGTTCTATGAACTGTAAAAGGCAAATGTACTATACAGTTATGGGCTATGAGGCGGCAAATGAGAGTAATTATACAATGATAGGTATTTGTGAGGCTGGTTCTGACCGGCACGAAAGAATACAGAACGCCATTTCTCAGATGAAGGACAACGGATTTGATTGCACCTATGTAGATGTGGGTGATTATGTGAAGTCAAGGGGATTGGACAGTTATCTTGATATAGTAGAAAAGCAAGGTAATGAAACAAAACTTTATGACAAGGAGAGGAATATTAGTTTTCTTTGTGACGGTATAATCAAGTATCAAGGCAAGTATTATATCGTAGAATTTAAAACCGAAAGTTCTTTTAAATGGAAAGATAGAAAGGGTGTGGACCCTAAGCATTATAATCAAGCAAGAACGTATAGTTTGGAACTTAAATTAGATAGCGTTATTTTCGTCTATATCAACAGGGACATAGTAGATATGAAAAGTTATATGTATGTTGTAACGGAACGCGAGAGAACGCAAATTAAAGCACTTATAGACGAAGTACAAAGTTACGTTGATAAGCAACAAACTCCACCTAAGCAACAAGACTTACCAACTAGTCAATGTGCTTATTGTGGCTTTAAAGACAGATGTAAAAAGGACGGTGATTACGATTACTAAGAAAGTTACTAAGGGAAAAAAGTTTGAGGAGATTTTTAAAGAGGCTATTCAACAAGTTCCAAATGTGTCAATAGACAGAATACACGACCAAACTACAAGATATAAAGGTAGTAAGAACGTTTCTGATTTTATTACATATAAATATCCAAGACAATATTATTTTGAATGTAAGACCACTTCCTGCACTTCTTTATCTTTTGATAATATTACTCAATGGCAAGCCTTGTTAGAGAAGTCACGAATATACGGAGTATCTGCCGGTGTTGTAATCTGGTTCTATGCAAAGGACGTCACGATATTTGTAGATATACGCCTATTAGAGTGTATGCGTCAAGAAGGATACAAGTCTATTTCTTATGATGAGCATTGGTCCTTAGATGAAAGGATAAGCGATTGGGCGGACTATTATTGTAAGATAAAGGGCAAAAAGAAGTTGATTTATTTTGATTATGATATGGAGAGATTTTTTAACTCTTTAGAAAATATGTACAAGGAGGACAAACCGTGAGCATTTATGATGATTTAGACCTTGAAAAGGTTAGCAGTATTAAACTTCACGTTGAGGACAATTCAACATTAATGGATACAATCGTTGACGAGATTATTCAACCATATGTTAGAGACCTTGATAAGTATGTGTTGTTTATTAAGGACTGTCTTAAAGACGGAGAGAACCCACCTACTGATACAGAGTTAGAGGATTTCTGTATGAACCTTTCTGCCTATATTTACTTTGCGGGCGGAATGTGCGAACAGTTAGGTATCCGTGATGATATTGCCAAGGCAGTTTACAAGGAAGTTTATAACTCTTCAAGAGACAGCCATTCGGGCACAATCAACGACAAGAATAGTAAAGCAGAGTTGGATTCCCAACAAGAACAACTGGTGTCTATTTGTTATGCTAGGGCATACAAGATAGTTAAATCTAAAGTCGAGAACGCACAGGAACTTTTATCTTCGTGTAAGAAAGTATTATCTCGAAGGATGCAGGAGCAAAGTCTTACGCATATAATAAATAATTAAGGAGAAGTATTTATGGGATTTAAGTTAGATAGTTTAATGGCAGATTTAAACAAAAAGGCAAAAGAAGAAATCATTTCCAAAGGCATAAACTCGTTTGATGGTTATGACAAGATACCATTCACATCTCCTAGAATGAACTATTGCACGTTTGGCGGTATTCCTGTGGGCAAGTTCACAGAGTTCTTTGGAGAAGAGCATGGTGGTAAAACCACAAGCGCATTGGACATTGTCGCAAACTTTCAGGAAATGGAACGTAGACGGGCAGAAGATGATACGAACTATGTAGAAAGGTCCGTTTTGTATTGTGATTGTGAAAATGCTTTGAATGAAGAATGGGCTCGTAAGTTAGGTGTTGATGTTGATAGTATGTATGTACTTCAACCCAAGGAACAGAGCGCAGGAGAAATATTTGACCTTATTCTTTCAGTAATAGAAACAGGGGAGTGTGGTTTGTTTGTTATTGATAGTATAGGTGCCATGATTAGTAAGCAGGAACTTGATAAGGATATCGAGGACTCAACCTATGCAGGGATTTCCATGGCACTTACTAAGTTCTGTAAGAAGGCTAACCTGCTAATGAAGAAGTATAACGTGACTGGTATAGGTATTAATCAGGTGCGTGATGACATGAATAATCCTTGGGGCGGATATACAACGCCTGGTGGAAAAGCATGGAAACATCTGTGCATGGTAAGATTACGATTTACCAGAGGGGCTTTCTTTGATAAAAATTACACTGACTTAACAAGAAGTGCGGAGTCTCCTGCAGGCAATCACGTTAAAATGAGTATCGAAAAAATTAAGAGTGCTCCGCCTACAAGGCGTACAGGAGAATACATACTCCGCTACGACATTGGAGTTGATTATCTTTATGACTTAATAGATGTTGCAATTAAATATAATGTCATAGAGAAGTCGGGCTCGTGGTATTCTTATATTGATACTAACGGCGAGGTTATAGAAAAGGTACAAGGAATATTTAAGATGTATGATATTCTTTCCGAAAACAGAGAACTTCGTGAGGAAGTGGAAATACGGGTAAATGCCTGCATAAATATATAAATATACTACTATATATCATAATACAGTAGCACCTATATTTTATGGGTGCTATTTTTTTATTTACCACGTATTGCATTCCATTATAACGTGTTGTATAATGTTTACAGTAGAGTAGTATATAGTTAGGCTCTACCATAGAAATCAAATCATTTAAAGGAGGCTATTCGTATGGCACTATACTGGGATTGGGAAAAGAAGGTTGGTGAGGCAATCTTCGAGAACGTTGAAGGTAAGGTTTACAACATCAACTTGTATCAGGGAAATGCGTTCCTCATTTTCATCAATGAGTACAAGGAAACAGACAAGGACGGAGTGGAGCACAATATGTATAATCTTCATTCGTTCTTTGCGGACGAGGCACACGCCAAGAACTGTTTGGGGTTGACAAAGGGTTGCTCCAATATCTTCGTAGACGGGTTTACGGTTCTGAAGAAGATAAGGCTGGATAAGTCACGTTATCCCCATACTAGCAAACTTATCAGTATGTTGGTCAAGGCGTTTGATGAGTTGGATATCGAACTTTACAAGGAAGAGGTTAAGGAGGAGGTAGTAGCATGACATATCAGATTTGGCAGGCTCCGGTTGAAGAGCCTTTCGTATTTAGGGATTATGAGTTCGCACAGAGGAAGGTTGAGGACTTTGCAAACAATTGGCAAGGTCATTATGAAAAGGTATATGAAGGCGACCTTGACGCGGCTGAGATTGATAACATAAGGGACGCCCTTGAATTACTGTTTCATATCTTTAATGTGGACCACCCAAAGGATTATGAGGCTAGGTCTCTTTCAGTATCGGATATTGTAGTCTTGGACGAAGAGCCTTTCTACTGCGACAGTTTTGGCTGGAAGGGGGTGGAGTGATGTTCGGTAATAATTGTAGTCGGTGTAAGCATTACTGGAGGGATGACTCCGTCGGAGACGTGGATTGTTTGTGTCCGGAAATCACGGAGGGCGAGTTGGAGCAGCATTTTACTTATGATGAACCGGGTTGTCCTCATTTTGAGGAATATGTCGCGGAGCCGGAACAGTGGATATTTTGCCATGATTGTCGCCACTATGAGAACGGCGGGTGTAAACTGCACGGGTACAACCAAAAGCAACTATCACAGTTATACGATTGTACGGAAATGGAGTATCCTGACAATAGAGAGGAGGTTTAGCCGTGTGTAAGTATTGTGTTAATAAGGACGGGGAGTTGGGTACTCCACTTATTCATTCGTCTAGGAAGTTAGGACCTATTTCTGTTGAGTTAGATGTTTGGGTTTGGAATAAGTACGGACACGGAGGTTTATGGTACACAGTTGACTTAGCCGGTGAGACCATAATGGAATTTAACCAGAAGATTAAGTATTGTCCGAGGTGCGGACGTGATTTGGAGGTGATGTAATGGCACATTGGCACGGATATATGCGTAATGGTTGGTATGCCATTGGTGTGGATGACGAGGATATAAATCACTATCAGTGGTTTGAAACACAGGAAGAGGTTGAGAATTTTGTGTCAACTCACTTAGAGGAACACGAGGAGTGGACGATTGAACATTGGGATAAGGACACGCTTGTTTTGGTGAAAACTTTTACTTGACATCCGTAAGCCTATCATGTAGTATAATATTAGATAGAAGTGTTCTATCCACATCAAATCAAGGAGGTCATGGAAAATGACAAAAAAGGAATTAATTCAGTTGGCAAAGGAACTTTACAACGAAGGTTGTACACGCGAAGAGGTTGAGGAAATTCTCGCGAGAATAGAGTGTGGTTACTCCGTTGATAGCGCCATTCAGGCCGTATTGTGTTAAGGATGTGTTTGTATGGCAATTAAGGTAACAAGGAAGTCCCAACTTCGTGAACTCGCATACGCACATAGGAGATGGGAGAGAAGTTCGGATTGTGAACTGTATCACGTTTACGGCAGGTATTCGCAGGCAAAGGCTAATGCTTGGGAGTATTGCAAGGAACTAGAGAGTAAGTTTACAGGAACTGGTCTTAGGATTATAGGACATAATTCGTGTTTCTTCTCTTGCGGTTTTGAAGGACTGGACCCGGAAACAGGTGAACTTATCTTTATGTATATCACGGCGAGCAAGGATTGGTATGCGCCGCTTACTGATATTGAGGAGGTGGAATAATAGAAATGTTAGGATATATCTTGATGGGTATGCTCTATATCATATTCACAACCATTTTGGCAATACTTGCGTTTGAGGAGGCTTAATATGAACGAGGAATTAAAGAAAATTGTCCATGATATGGTCAGGGACGTAGTAAATACAGTTAAGGACAAAGGACTGGATATAACTTACATTGATATGGCATGGTGTGATGAACCTGATTGTCATTATATCATGGTTAGCGCAATGAAGGACGGCAAGACTGTATTTAGTAGTCACGAGGTGTTGGATGAAGAATGAGTGGAGACAAGATTTAGTCTATGAAAGGTTGGAAGGGGCATACCGTAAGAAATATATGTTTAGATATGCTCCTCCAGACGGAGTAAACAAAAGATATAAGGTTGTGGATATGGACCTAAATAAGTCTTTTGTAGTAAACAGTAAGGAAGTGGCTTCAAAGATATACTCGGAGACACTTTATAGAAACCATATGGCACAGTTATACGAGATTTAAGGAGGTGATTTTTGTGCCAAAGTACGATTTAGTAGGACAGGATGGAAACGCATTTGCATTAATGGGCTATACGGCTCGGGCATTGAAGAATGAGGGACTTGGAGACCTTGTTCCTGAAATGCAGAAGAAGGCTACTGAAGGTGATTACTATCACCTGATAGCAGTATGTGACACTTATGTCCAGATGGCTAATGACGCCGCTGGAGAAGATTACGACGAGGAGGAATGACTATGACATTTGAAGAATTTAAGGATGAGGTATTTACAAAAGTTAAGGACGCAAGACCTGACCTTACACTTGAACTTACAGAGATAACGAGGTCAGCAGGAGAGAAGTACACAGGCATTGCGGTAAGAGGTAGAACACTTGCACCGGTGGTTAATCTCAATGCCTTTTACGAGAACTATAATAACGGATCATCGGTTACGACCGTTGTAGACGAGGTGTGCAACATCTTTGAGGAAAATGCTACGCCTGAGGGCTTGAATTTTGATCCTGAGGAGACAATCAATTACGACAAGGTAAATCATTTTATTTTCCCGAGACTTGTACCAAAGAAGGATCAATATCTTGCGTTGCCACATACAGAAGTGGCAGACCTGTTGATTGTGTTTGGTATTCGTATGTTTGAGAATGACGACGGCTTTGGTGAAGGTCTTGTAACACAGGATTTGCTTGAGTCCTGGGATGTATCTCCTGAAGAGGTATTAGGACGCTCTATGATTAATCTTTCCTTGGAGACGTATGAAGACCTGTCTATGGGACCTATGACAATGATTTCCAACAGGTTCAAGTCAAAAGGCGCGGCCATGGCACTTCATCCTGAGGTTATGACCAAGTATTCAGATTGCTATATCCTTCCATCCAGTATTGATGATATTATCGCAATTCCTAAGGATGCAGTTGATGATGTTGATATGCTTAAGGAAATGGTTAAGACCGTCAACGACAGCAAGGTTTCGGAGAATATGAGACTTTCCTACAATGTGTACGAATATCGTGACGGAAAATTGGAAGTAGCCGTATAAGGTTTTAATAAGGCAGGCGGAGAGGTTCATTTGCTCTCCGTCTGCTTTTTTGTTATTAGCGGATAAAAATATTTCTATGTCCACTATTGTAATCCGTAAGTCCAACATGTATAATAATGTTAGATAGAGATAGTCTATCCTGAAAATCAAATCAAAGGAGAAAAAATTATGCCAAGTAGAGAATTTGTGGAAAGGTCTTGGAATATTCCATATGACCGGTGGAAGGAATATGCCGTGCCCATTAAGGGTGGGTTTGGTAAGTATTATCGAGTGTGGGCACCTAATAAAACAATGGCAAGACGATTTGCCGAAGGTGAGATAAATCCTTGGTGTAAAGTTCGTGGTAAGGTAATCGAAATACCTGAAAAGGATTGGGCACTCACATCTTCAAGGTATTATCGTGACCAGCGTATTAAGGAAGAGGTGACATAATATGGCAAAGGTAGAGAAGAACTGGTACAGTTGGACAGTTTCAAGTAGGATGTGGCGTATGTTGCGTCCAATGATTAAGATTATTCAGGACGAGGCGTATGGTGTGGACGAGTTTGATTATTCCATTTCAGACTGTTACGCCAAGAAGTGTTTGTCCATGTGGCTTACGCACACTCAGTATATCAAGATGGATATCGCCTTGAGGGCTATGGCAGATGAACTTGAGGCTTTTGAGGAAGAAGTGGTTGAGAACACAATGGACATAGTAGAACAGAACAGGCAAGGCATTTGACCTATGTAGATGAAAGGAGTTGACAATATGGCAAATTTTTATGTTACGGAATATGAGAGATATAAGGAATGGCACCCTGCAGAAGGTGGGTGTATCTTAAACGGTAGAAAGGTTATTAAGTCTTATGAAGAGGCAGACGCCTCAAGGGCTTTATCCAGACTTCTTTCTATCTTCTATTCCGCGTGTGATTGGTTTGGCGAGGGCACCAAATTTGAGAAAATGCATACTAAGGAAACGGAATGGGGATTTATTAAATCATATGATGATAAGGAAATAGGTGTTCATATACTCCTAGTGTATGATAAGGTTAACCCTCTTTGTGCTAATCACGAAGAACAGGATGATGGTCCTATTCCAGAGGATTATTCCTCATTTGTATTAATCCATGATAACGGATTGGATTACCACTCAGAAATCTATCCAGAAACTAAAATAGGCATTCACGAACGTCCTGCAATCTATTGCTAATAAGAAAGGAGATTACAAAGATGGACAAGGAGTTTACGGAAGTGGTAAAGGAATATTTTGAACGATTTCCTGAGGCCACAAACGAAAGTCCTACAAGTGTTACATTTAGTATATTGTTAGGATTGCCAATACAGGAATGTACTTATATGTCACCTGAGCCTGAATGGTCTGATGAACAATTAGATGAGTTTGATGGCGTTATGGAAGAAGTTATGGCTATTCAAAGGGGAAAATCGGATAGAAAAACTGGACAGAAAAAGTGCTTGTAATCCCAAAAATCCTCGTGATATAATGTTTACAGTAAGATAGTGATGTGGCTATCCAAATCAAATCATTAGGAGGTTATTATTATGGCACGTAAAAAGATTAAGGTTCAGGTATATTACTCCATTAAGGATGAGTATGATACCTACGATTTCACCGAAGAGGCATTTTTTCAGGCATTTGATATGTGGAGAATGGCTATTCACGACGAGGGTTTATCCCTAATCAACTTCATTAAAATGGGTGGGCGTATAGGATTATTTACTTACCGCCACGGATTTTTTAACAGGGAGTTCGGTTCTTATCATCATCAGGTTATCGCACTGGAAAAGGAGTTTGAGAAGTTAGGGTATGTACAGGATAAGGACAACCCGAAGGTCAAGAACTGCGTAGCAGACATAGAGTTGGAATATGGTGAGGCCGCTCTGTCGGGAAAATGGGATGATTTCAAATAAGGAGATGGCAATATGAACCCAGAGAACAAGACCATGACTTATGTAGATGAGGAACTTCGTTGTGAGTTTTTGGGCATAAGGAGCACGTTAGAGAGGTATGGAGAAGTTCTCTTAACAATCTTCTCTTCCGCAGAACTTAAAAAGGCATACGGACCGGTATTTGAGGTTTGGTTCGCAAATAGAAAGGAGATTTAGGATTATGGCAAAGGTAAAAAATTATAAGGTTATTGAGCGCACAGGTACGGAGCATACTATTATTGATAGAGGAACTGCCTTTCAGCCAATTGTAGTTTGTTGGTTATTGGATGAGGAAACAATGACCTGGGTACAGGGACATTATTTTCAGGAGTTAGATGACGCAAAGGATTGGCTTGCTTATTGGTATAAGGATGAGGAGCCGGAGTTAAGGGTTTATGCCAAGTTATTTAGGGTAAAGACTTTGGATGAGGAGAATTATGATGGCTCTAAGGTCAAGTATCGCTGGTATAAGCAGTATCATACTAACCGTTTTGGAACTTGGGTAAGACATATATTTACCTATGACAGCACACAAACCAAGGATGAAGGTTATTGGGACTGGTCAACGGACAATGTCCATGAGGCACAAGATTGGTTTTCCAATTACGGAAAATAACCTGAAAAATAGTTTTCCCAAAGGATAGAATACGGGACTTCCCCTCGCGGAGGTCCCCTTTTTTATGCTCCAATTGTTTACAAAAAGTTTACAAATCTTTCACAAAAAGTTCGCTGGCTTTTCACATTTTGTTCACATTCCTTATATCATATTCATTGTTTTTATGTCACATTCATTAGATTATCGTACTAGCATACTAGTTAAATTTGACAATGAATGTGATATTTTCCCGCATAAAAAACAATAAATTTGATATGATGTCAAAGAAATTTGACATTTCCGAAAGTCAAAAATCTGGGAAAATCACAAAAAATTCGAAAAGTCAATAGAAATTTGAGTTAAATTTGTAAGAATTTTTAGTGCCTTTTGTGCAACGTGTACACAAATAAGTGAATATTGTACTACATATTTGTGCAAATGTACTATTGTACTTCGCTGCAATGGCGCTATACTAGAATTACAAAGAGCGAAGAGCACAGCGCCAAATTAAAGAGTGCTACTAATAAATCAAATCTAACAAAGAAAAAAGGAGATTTTAATTATGGCAAAGAATACAAAGAAAACAGTAGAACTTCAGGGAACAAAGTCCGTACGTCCTAATGGGTCATACGCATATAAGTTAAACGACGTCGTCCTTGCCTGTATCAAAGAGGGGAAAAAGCATACGACCGTATATCTTCCTAAGCGCATGGGACAGGACCTTGATAAACTTCAGGCCGACTTCGGGAAGACGCTCGGACAGTACATTAAAGAAAATCCGACGCATATTAAGAACCCCAAGGACGCATTTTTTGCAAAGATGGACGTCCCTGTAAATGTAAAGATTGAGACGCTCCTTGCAAAGTTGGAATCACTCGGGACTAAAGTTATCGCACGACAGGAAAAAGAAAAGTCCGAGAAGTCAAAAGCGAAGTCCGAAGCAAAGAACCCCACTCCAGCAAAGAGCGAAGGATCCAAAGCAAAGTCGGAGACTCCAGCAAGAACGTCCAGCGCATCTGATACAAGAGCGGAAATGTTGGCTCTCCAGCAGGCCGCTATCGAGAAGGTTCGTAAAGAGCACGAGGAGAAGGCCAGCGCGCCCGTCCAGTCATAAATTGAGATACTACACACGGGCTCCTTCGGGGGCTCGTTTTTTAAAGGATTTCCAGAGCGAGTACGAAATTTGAACTGCGAGGTATGTAGATAAAGTACGGGCGCGGTTGTTTGTATATATACGCACATAAAGAATATACTAGATGTTGTTTGGGAATAAAGGGAGCCAAAAAATATCTTATAGGGCGTATTTGTACGCCAAGGAAAAAAGTAATTTTGGCTGTTACTTATTGACAATATGTAAGGTAGTTGATATTCTTATGTTAGAGATTAAGAGATACGGTGACAGATACGGGGGTCTCTGAAATGGTCCTGAGGACGAGTAGGAACGACGGGAGTAGGCGACAAATCACTTAATTTCTAAGACTTTTAACAACCCGGAGGTATTTTAATTTATGCCGTCTGGAGCACAATCTAAGACTATAAGAACGTTGCAGAGAGCGTTGGAACTCGAAGGTGAGTTGATACTTATCTCCACAAGTCAGTTTTATAGTATAGATAAACATAAGGTCATTACTAGGTACCATGTTAAGAAACAGGTGCAGAGTGATGAAAACAGGAATAAGTCTACGCAACTGGAATTGTTCAGTTCGTGTAGTCAAATTCAAATTACCCTTTTTCTTAGGGATTATTATTATGAGTTAAAGGGTTATGAGGTTCCTACTGATAATGAAGTATGGAATCAAATCAAAGCAGAATACTTTAAGGATAAGTGATTATGGCTAAAGGACGAGAAAAAGGCGCGGAAAATAAACTTTCTGCACAAGAGATTAAGTTTGTGGCCGCCTACATTGAAACAGGTAAGACGGCTGAGGCAGTTCAAGCCGCTGGCTATAAAACCACTGCGCCAGGACCTTATGGGCGTAAACTTCTTGGTAAAGCAAAGATTAAAGAAGAAATGCGACTGCAACTCGGTGCTTTAAGGGACGAGTTTGTGGCTTCTAATTCAGAAATCATGGAGTTCTTTACTAAGGCTATGAGAGGCGAGATTAAAGACCAGTTCGGACTTGACGCAACACTGGCTGATAGAATGAAAGCGGCTGAGGCTCTTGCTAAACGTAGAATAGATATGGAGAATATGCTGGAGAAGGCTAAAGACAATGAAGTTAAGGTCAAAGTATTCTTCGGTGATGAAGTTTCTAATGAGGAGCAGACAATGTGATTTTACTTATACCTGAGGTTACTATACCTAATGGTTATGAATATATTACTGGAACTGTTAATGGCGCAGATACCGTTTTTATCGCAGATACGATAATTAGTGGGCTGTGCCTTTGTTCTTGCGAGGAAAATAGCACCTATGCGTGTATTCTTAATTTTTATGACTCCTCTAGTACGATTATTAGTACAGTTAATAAGAATATCACTCAAAATACGAACAAATTTGTGTTTGACCGTACTCAGGCTGACGTGGATTATGCTAAAAATCTTAAGGCTAGTGGTCGCGCCAGCGCAAATGAGGACTTAAAAGGCTGTTTAAATGTGTCTGATATTCAAAGAGTGCTGGACGCATTTACCAGTTTAGGTGTTTTGGACGCTGAAACATTGACTGTGGCCACTATTCCTGACTTTCCTGACTCGACTTTTTTCACTTCTTGGATAGAAAATCTTGAAATTATTAAGGAATGTGGCTATCAATTAGCGATAAGTCCCGTAATTCCTGCTAGGCCACTCAATACTTGGCAGAAATGGAACGATTTAGAGAAGATTTTATGGGATAATTTTGACATCAGGACGTCAAGATTTGAATATTTTGGTCCTGAATTGACTATAAGGGAGAATAATTTAGTCTATCCTTTCATTTATGCGTATCAAGGAACTCCATATGTAAGCACAGTAGAGCAATGGAGCAAGTGTCCGTTATCTGTTTTTGATGGTTATTCTATCATTCAGACTTTAGAGGACATAGAAAATATGTTAGGATATGAATATGTAGAGGAAGAACGTTAATAGGAGGACTATTAAATGGCTATTAAACAGATTGGCGAGTTAGATACTCTTACAAATATACCTGTTGGTGCCGCTGGCGTGGTGGTAGACAACGGCAATGACGCAAATCTGGTCCCTGTTGACAAGTTAGTGGAAGGAATTTGTGAAACACAGGTTAATTCTCTTAATACCCGTGATAAATCTGTTAGTGGTGCTATTAATGAGTTATACGCCTTTGCTACTAACGATATATGGGTAGGTACGCAAGCGCAGTATGACGCATTACAGGAGTATGACCGTAAGTTTTATTTAATCTCTAATGCTCCTGTACTTTTATGGATAGGCACTCAAAGCGAATATGACAATTTAAGTTCATATAGTCAGGATACTCTCTATGTAATCGTGGAGGGATGATTATGAAGATAATAGGTGCATATTTAGGAGACGGTTCTTCTAGGGTAAAAAGACTATACCGTGGAGAGGATATAATATATGATAATCAGGTAGAGCCTGAATTATATATTGCGTCTGTGTATGATAGATATGGTATTGCTAATTGTGGGTATATTCCTGTATTAGACCAGGGTGAGTTGTACACCAACTATAAATATGAAATTGATTGTGTTATACCTGTCAGACCTTTAGGGTATGCTTCTTGCTTTATAGGCGGTTCTTGGAATATACGAAGTGAATACCCTTCTTATCCCGGAGATACGCCGAATGGTTTATTTATTTGTTCAACAAGGTTTGATAGATATAATAGCAGTAAAGGCTATCTCACAGGGCTTGTTGTTTTAAACATAGGGTACGGCTCCAGTTGGACAGAATCCCGTATTTTTGGTCAAAATGATTTAACCGATTATTATGCTACCCGTAACGTATTTACTGTCGTTAATAGGAACTTTACTCCACCATCAGGTCCTTCTGGTGATGTAAAAAGAGGAACTAGTGGGGGATTTTTCTTACTAAATGCTATGGATTATAGAACGGCTAATACTCCTATGATTAATTCCGGATTAATAACTGATAACTGTACTAAGGTTTATCGTATAAGCATTTATGATGAGAATGACGACCTTATAATGAACTTCTTACCGAAGATAGTTAATAACCATAAAGGTATGCTTGAAACTCTTTCAAATACGTTTTATCCTTGTAGTGATGATAGTAAGTTTACTGTTGAGGCGGATACCCCGCTTGTAAGGCGTAGGAGCGTACCAAATAAATTTGATGGCAAGACAAAACTGTATTTTGGAACACAAGAAATACCAAAAATGCAGATACAAGATAAGTATTTTTGGAATAAATATAATTTTGATATTAATAAATTTGAAATAGTAGAGGAGGAGGAATAATGTTTAACAAGAAAACTTGGAAAGACCGTGAGTCGCAGTATCCAAGAAGAAGGCTTTTAACTCCTGTCGAGGAAGGTGACGCGGCTCTTTATACTGTTTCAAGAGCAGAAGGAACAGTAACAGAAGAAGGTGACGCATTTTCGGCAGAAAATATGAATGACCTTGAAACCCGTATTAAGTCGGAATGCGACTCCATAAGAAGTGCGCTTGCTACTCAACAGGCATCCATTGGAACCGTCGCAACGAGTGTAACCACTACTAACAACAGAGTTACTGCGCTGGCTAATAGCACAAATAATGCCATTAATTCTTTAACCAGAGATATGCAAACTACTCAGGCTATGGTAAATGAAGGTTTTGGTAAAAGAGCAAAGAGTAAATTTATAAGTTTTACTAATTTTGCTATGAGTGGCGGCGTGACTGAAGGCCTTACAGTAGATTGTAGTGACGTTTTGGACTCTCGCGTTTGGGGGCTTACAGTAACTCCTGAAGGCGGTTCAAACTTGTTTGGAGCGATTTTAACAAACGCAACACCGAGTACTGCAACGTTTACCATTAAATGTATAACAGACCCGTCCTTTACAGGAACAATAACAAGATTAGATGTATTAGTTTGGGGGTATTAATCCATGAGAAACAAAATTGTAGAGTTGGCAAAGAGTTGTGTAGGAATTAAAGAGGGTGACAGTTCTCACAAGGAGATTATTGACGTTTATAATAGTCATAAGCCCGTTGCTAGAGGATACAGAATGACGTATAACGACCCTTGGTGCGCTACATTCATATCTTTTCTTGCAATTAGATTAGGTATAACTGACATTATTCCTACAGAATGTGGATGCGAAAGACAGATAGACTTGTTTAAGAAACTCGGTGAATGGATTGAAAATGACGCATACGTTCCTGAGGCCGGAGATATTATCTATTATGACTGGCAAGATAGCGGAAAAGGTGACAACAAGGGCTGGTCAGACCACGTAGGTATTGTAGAATACTGTGATGGTAAGAATATGAGAGTTATCGAGGGCAATAAGAATGACGCAGTAGGCTACCGTGTTATTGCCGTTGACGCAAGATACATAAGAGGATTTGGTGTTCCTAAGTATAAGACAATATCTGTAACACCTTCACCCGAATTACCTTTACAATCAATGACTGCTAGAGAAGTCGCTAAGGAAGTCATTGAAGGAAAGTGGGGTAATGGAGATGATAGAAAGAGTAAACTCACAGCCGCAGGTTATAATTATGCCGAAGTTCAAACGTGGGTCAATTGCATCCTTAACGGCACTACCGTAGATGAGATTGCTAAGGCTGTTATTAAAGGCAGATATGGAAATGGAGACGCAAGAAAGAAGGCACTTAAACGTTTGGGTTACGATTATCAGATAATTCAAAACAGGGTAAATGCTATGTTGCGTGGTAATTAAGACACTTGACTAACTTCTCCCATACACTTCTATCAAGGACCGTCCTCCGTCTGAGATAGAAGTGTTCTTAATAGAAAGGATAATTATGTCGGAAGAAAGAAATATTAATCTTACTCAATGTATTATTAAGAGGTTTAGGGACGTGTGCTATGACATTATGACGCATAAACACGTTCACTATGTATTCCCAGGAGGACGTGGTAGTACAAAATCATCTTTCATTAGTATAATGATTGTGCTATTGATAATGCACTTTCCTAATATTCACGCCTGTTGCTTTAGAAAAGTAGGAAATACGATACAGAACTCAATTAGGGCGCAAATAGAGTGGGCGATATATAAACTAGGCGTACAAGATTTATTCTCAATACCTAAAACATATAGTAACCCGATTATGTATAGGCCTACAGGACAATGTATATACTTTTTAGGGCTCGACAATCCGCAAAAGATTAAATCTATCAAACCTACTTTTGGATATATCGGAATTACGTGGTTTGAAGAGTTAGACCAATTTGCAGGTGAAAATGAGTTAAGAACAGTAACACAATCTACAATGCGTGGCGGCGACACGTTCTGGGATTTTCGTTCTTTTAACCCGCCAATATCGAAAAATAATTGGGCTAATACATACGCAGATAAGATGGAAATGCGTAATGGAAATACTGTGGTTATTCGTAATACTTATTTAGATGTGCCTGCTATATGGCTCGGACAGCCTTTCTTTGATGAGGCTAACGAACTTAAGGAGATTAATCCTAGAGCATATGAACACGAATATATGGGCGTTGCAACAGGTACAGGTGGTGATGTGTTTGCTAATGCCTGTGATTTGGATATGTCACAGTTAGTACCTGTGGAACCTTATCAAGAAGGAAATCAGATTATACGAGAGAAGCCTATGTGGCAGACATTCGATAAAATCTATAACGGCATTGACTGGGGTTTTGCCAGAGACCCATTCAGGTTTGTTCGTATGCACTTCGACCCTAAACATTTGGACTTATATATCTTTGATGAAATGACTGCGTATAAGACAAGAAACCAAGATAACTTCAATAGATTATATGAGGAGGAGCATAAGTTGGATTATAGCGAGTTAGTAACTGCGGACTCGGCAGAAGAAAAATCAGTAGCAGACTTTAGAGCCTATGGCGCATTTATAAGAGGCGCAAAGAAGGGACCCGATAGTGTTAGATACGGTATTAAGTGGTTACAAGGTCTTAGACATATTTATATAGACAAAAGGCGTTGCCCTGAAACATATTATGAGTTTATTAATTATGAATATGAACGTGACCGCGATGGAAACTTTATAAGCGCCTATCCTGACAAAGACAACCACAGTATTGACGCTGTGCGTTATGCTATGGAAACATATTGCAATAGAAGAGGAAACTAATTGCGTTAAGGTTAAATATCGTGATATAATAATAGTAGTAGGATATTTTATAACAAGGAGGTTAAAATATATGATTAAAGTAACAGAAATCAAGCAAGGTCCCGGTACTAAGGCAGATGTAACTTTATTTGCCGACACAAAAGAGGAAATCACCTCTGGAATGGTTGTTATAGGACTTCCTGAAGGAATTGAGCCTGCTTTTGGTAGTTCTGTTATCACCGCAGATGGCGATATTGCTTTCTTAAAGAGTGACGGAACTTGGAACTGGATTGGCGGTGAGGCTTAATGGATAGTAAAGACATTAAAGCCTTAGTAATGGCTAAGAAGATTGCGGGCGGTTCAGGTGGCGGCACATATCAAGAAAAAGCAATTACTCCTGATTTTTCTGGTGCGGATAGTGTTGTTGTTCGTTCAGATAGTGGGTATGACGCACTTTCTTCGGTAACAATTAACAAGCACGAAAATTTGGTTGCAGGTAATATAAAGAACGGAGTAACTATTAACGGTGTATCAGGCAGTTTTGCAGGTGAGTCAGTTAAGGCTACACTTGTTGGTTCAATAGAAGGAACTCTTGCGACAGCCCTTAATAATCAATCCATTCAAATAACAGAGGCTGGAACATATTTATTGTTAATGTTAGCCACGAGTTACAATGCGATAAATCCATCATCTACTAATTTTGTGCTTGTAAGCGGGATTACTCCCTTACGGGGTAACAGAACACAATGGGCGGAGGCAATTGTTTATTCTTTTGGTTCTGAGGATGTGCCGATAAATATACAAGCCGCAAGGTTTCCAGGCGGTCAACTGCCAGCAGTAATGATGGTGTTTAAGTTGGATTTGCCGTTTACTCCTTCAGCCACAGTTTACGCGGCAAGTGATGGTTCCTCTGATAGTTTTTTGTATAACACATTACCGACTAATCCAAATATTGAAGCACTGGCAGTTTTTTGTGCGGCAACGGCTAATACTAGTAGTGCCACATTAATATCTAATATGTCATACAACAGGGACGCTCAAAATAAAAACCTTAGTAGCGCGACAATACTTGAAGGTCGTACAGCGCAAAATCACGGGTATTATAGTGTTCGTATAGGTAAGTTGGGTGACTTGGCTAACATTTCTTATAAAGCCGCAAACAATTTGCCCATGGGATTATTCATATTTAGTTAAAGCACTTGACCTCATCTACATATATGATAAACTTCAAGTATGAGTGAGTTTTTAAATCTAAGTGACGCATTATTCGAAGGTGTGGGCGAGTATCGAATACCAAAGATACTCCCCACAACCGAGTTGTTCATCAAAGACTGGATTCAGTTCAATTATGTAGCAACAACGAAGAAACATAGAGAGGTAACAGGCGTACAGTTCTTCTTATATGACCATCAATTTGAAAGAGTATGGAACTATCCGAAAAGGTACGCAGACAGATTAAAAGAATTTGGCGCAGTTTTGAGTCCAGATTTTAGTATGTATCTGGACTTCCCAAAGGCCGTCCAGGTCTTTCAACACTATAGGAGACATTGGTGCGGTGCGTTTTGGCAAATGAATGGCGTAACAGTAATACCTACAATAAGGTGGGCATTTAAAGATAGTTATGAGTGGTGTTTTGATGGAGAGCCTGAAGGCGGCATAGTAGCCGTGTCTAACGTGGGCGCTATGGATAATAAGGAATTAAGAGCATTGTTTAAGGAAGGGTATAATGAAATGCTCACGAGATTGCAACCAAAAGAAGTATTATTCTTTGGACATATATTTGACGATTATAAAGGACCAGTGCATTACATAAAATATCAACAAGAGAAAGGACCTCAAGGTGAAGAATAATGGGTGGTAGTTCATATAGTAAAAAAGTAACAACTAAAGAAGAAGAACCAACAATCAGAAATAAGAAAATGCCTCCTTTCAAAAATGGTGTTTTGACTGCTCAGATGGTTCAGACAGATTTGGATAACAATGTTAACAACTTCTCTAAAAACGCTAATGCAAGCGCAGATGAGGTCGCTAAGACCGTTGCAAAGGATTTTAGAGGATTTTATGATGATAGTAAATTTAGAGCGGCTGGTAACGCCGTAAGGTATGAGGACTCTATTATACAAGTATTAAAAGACAAAAGCGGTCAATGGAAGGCTAGGAAGATTAAGTAAGAGGTGACCTAAATGTCTATATGGAGCACTATTTCAAATAAGATAAAGGAGATAGTTAACAAAATGATTGGTAAGCAAACTATTGAAAAGGAATTGCACATTGTTCCTGCAGTCTCCGATAAAATGATGAAGGCAATAGACGAGTGGACAGAGTTATATGAAGGACGTGCTCCGTGGTTGCACGAGCCCAGTGAGTCAGACCCTTTATCTGTTCGTTCTTTAGGACTTCCACAGTTCATTGCTAGCGAAAAGGCTAGGATAGCACTTTTGGAATTTAAGTCTGAAATCACTACTCCTGTAAAAGAGGCTGAACCTGTAACCCCTAATTATATGAACCCTAACAATATAGGAACAGATGGTGCTCCTGAACCCGTAACATCAACACACGTTGTGGCCGATACTAAACCAGAAGGCTCTACAAAACGTGCAGATTATCTTAATATGCAATATAGTGCATTGAAGGATGATTTACAGACACAGATAGAGTACGGAATTGCTAAGGGTGGTCTTGTAATTAAACCCTACATTGTAAAGCATGATAGTATAGCAAGTGTTCCCGTAAATGCCAATACTAATATGCTTAGTGGTGGGGAAGTTCCGCAAAGTGAATATGAAATTTGTTTTGACTATGTTCAGGCTAACGAATTTTTCCCGTTATCATTTAATGGTAGCGGTAAAATGACTGAGGCCGCATTTGTTGAGCGCAAGGTAGATAAAGATATAGTATATACGCGGTTAGAATACCATAAGTTAGTGGATACAACAGTAACCGTTATCAATAAGGCTTATAAATCAAGCACAACGTCTTACAATGCTACTGACTTGGGACAGCAGATAGCACTTTCTTCCGTTCCTGAGTGGGCTAATCTTGAGGAAGAAACAAAGATAGAACACGTTAACAGGCTTATGTTTGCATACTTTAAAATGCCTGAGGCTAATACTATTGATAGTCATTCTCCTCTTGGTGTTAGTGGTTTTGATAAGGCTATTGATTTAATCAGGGATGCAGACGAGCAGTATTCCAGAATGTTATGGGAGTTTGAGGGCGGCGAACTTGCTATTGATATTGATAGACAAGCACTTAGGTTCTTGGAGGATCCTAAAGACCCTAATCACGGACATTCTGTTATGTCAAGAGGACAGCAGAGACTTTATCGTAAGGTAGATTTAAACGAGGAGAATACTTACAACGTGTTTTCTCCCAATCTTCGTGACCAATCTCTTATTAACGGGCTTAATACTATTCTTACAAAGATTGAGGATATTTGTGGTCTTTCAAGAGGCTCTATTGCTAACATAGTTTCAACAGAGGCTAAAACGGCTACGGAGTTAAAGATTATTAAGCAAAGGTCTTATCAGACAAATGCAAGGATACAAAAAGCCATCGAGAGCGCACTCAAGGACACAGTTTATGTAATGAACGCTCTTTGTGATTTATATGAAATTACACCTGCTGGCAAATATAATGTATCGTTTGAATGGGACGATAGTATTATTACAGATAAGAATATAGAACTTCAAAATCGTATCCTTTGCATTCAAAATGGTATTGATAGTAAACTTGAAACAAGAATGTGGATGCACGGAGAGACTAAGCAACAGGCAGTTGAGGCACTTAAAGTCGTTCAACAGGAAAATGTGCAGGCAGTTGAAGATAATATTGCCAATATGCAACTTATGGGCGAAACACCTGACTCCAAGAAGAAAGAGAGCCCTAAAAATGAAGAAGGCGGAAATAATTTTAAGAGTGGGGATAATCAATATAGCGAGGCTAAATAATGCTTACTGAGGTAGATATTGAAAATTATCTGTTTAAATATTCTAAGCGCCATGATGATTTCGTTCAAGGCATAGGAGAAATTTTGGCGACTAAGATAAAACATATTACGGGTATACGGTCTGCGAATACTCCTTTTACGTTGCTTGAAACGTTTAAAACGGAACAAGATTTAAACAAGATAAGAAACCTTCAAGTACAGATGGTTACAACACAAGTATCTGAACTAGGTAAAGACCTGTCCCAAATCTCATATATTGTTTTTGCTGATTCCAGAAAAAATATTGGTGAAGAACTTTATGTAATGCCCCAAAGTGTAAAGACGGAGATTGAAAAAGAGAAGTTAGCATTATTGGCGTTAATTAATAGGCCAGTGTTTGTTATGAACAATAAAAACTATACTCCAACGGGCATTTATAATGTACTAACTAATGAAGTGTTTATGACACACGATATGAGTGGTATCAAGTCTGTAAGGAACGCTCTAAATCGCTTTGTAAACGCGAGGAGTATGTTTGAGTATAAAGACACAGAAACTAATGAAAATCGCGTTATAAGTGCTATAAACACGCTTAGATTAAGTGTATTATCTAGCATTAAGAATATTATTGAAAAAACTACAAATTTTATTACAAAGAAGTTTAAATCTGATGGTGTGGAGTTGTCTGCGCATATTTGCCCTGCTCCCGACCATGCACCCGTGCAAGGCAAACAATTTTCTAACGAGGAGTTTGAAAAAATGCAAAGTGGTGCAAGTTTTACAGATGTTAGAGGAAACGTGTATGCGGGTTTTGAACGTCCAATAATGGCTTGGAATTGTAAGCACTACATTAAGCCCATAAAGATTGGTAAAGATAAGCCTGAACATAGCGACTATGAACTTAATAAAATATTGGAAGATAATGAAAGAGGCTATACAACTTCTGATGGAAGACATTATACCTTATACGAATGTACCCAAATACAAAGAGGGTATGAACGTAAAATAAGAGAAAATAAGGAAAAAAGTATATTAGCCAAAATATGTAAAGACACTACAAAAGAAAATGAGTATAAGGGAAAGGTTCGTGACTATTCCAGACAATACAAAGCATTTAGTAATGCTTGTAAGTTACCAATTATGTATGAACGAATAAAGGTTGATGGCTATTGATTGTTGTTACATAATATTATATAATCAAGTCAAGAAAAGGATTAGGAGAGTAAAACTATGGAACCGGGCGTCGTTGTAGCAATTATAAGCGGTATTGCGTCAATTACCGCAACTGTATTAACAATCTTGGGAAGCAACAAAAGGACTCAAAATATGTTGCAGATAAATCAAGCCGTTACAGAAACCCGACTAGATAGTTTAACCGACGAGGTTAAGAAACATAATAACTTCGCAGAAAGGATACCGAAGTTAGAACAAAAAATAGAATATCTTGAGAAAGATGTGGCAGACTTACGAGGAGGTAAAAGATGACTTTAAGCGAATTTCTTTCCACATTAACTACAACAAACGTTACCGCAGTTATTAAAGATGTAACGTCAGGAACAGAACTTATCTCATTAAAGGTTAGCGGATATGCTAGTCTTGATAATGCGCTTGAGAGCAGGACAATCGCACAATGGAAGATTGTCGGAGCAACGCAGATTGAGGTACTTCTTAACTCAACAGAGGAGGTATCAGATAATGTCGAATAAGGCTTATGATATTCTCAAGTATGTGGTAACTATTTTTCTCCCTGCAATTACAACACTTTGGCTTACGTTAGCAAGTATATGGCACTTTCCGTATGCAGAACCTATCGGAGCAACTTTGGGAGCAATTACAGTATTTCTTGGCGCTCTTATTGGTATATCGAGCGCAAAATATAAGATTAACAACAGTTCTAAGAACTGAGGTTATATAGTCTAGCCTAAGGACGTTTAAATAAGGCACATTCACCGCAGAACTGCTTATGCGGATTTATAAATTTAGCAGATATAATAGAATGTTTTGGAGGAACTTTTATGAACATTAAAGACATTTTTGCTAAAGCAGAAAACGGAACTTTGACTTTTGAACAGTTTGAGCAGATTGCTAAGGAAAGCGACGCAAAGTTTACAGACCTCTCCGAAGGTAAGTACGTATCAAAGTCCAAATATGAGGACGACATTAAGATTAAGGATACATCTATTGAGGAACTCAATAAAACCATCGCACAGAGGGATGTGGATTTAAAGGGCTTGAATGAACAACTTGCAAGTGCAGGAACCGACGCCACAAAATTATCTGAATTGCAAGGTAATTTTTCCTCACTTCAAAAGAAGTATGAGGATGACATCAAGACTTATCAAACTAAACTGGCTGACCAACAGTATGAGTTCGCGGTTAAGGAATTTGCTAACAGCAAGAAATTCACTTCTAATGCGGCTAAAAGGGACTTTATTAGTTCAATGCTTGGTGCAAAACTGACTTTTGACGATAAGCAAAGAATTGTAGGTGCAGAGGACTTTGTAAAGAATTATGGTGAGGATAATGCAGACGCATTTGTGGTTGAAAAGCCTGAAGAAACACCGCCTGCAGAGCCTAAGCCTCAGTTTGCAAAATCCACAACACCTAAGACACCATCAAGTGAAGGTAAAAGCCTCTTCAACTTTAGTTTTACTCCAGTAAGAGGCGACAATAAGTAAACGAAAGGACGGTAACTAAAATGGCTACATTAAAGTATGCTACCGAATATTTAAGCGAACTGTCTCAATGGTTTCCTAGAGTATTGATGTTTGGTGACCTCTATGCTACACCGAACAACAATCGTTATCGTTGGACTGGTTCTAAGACAATCGAAATTCCTTCTATCAGTACATCTGGCCGTACAAACGGCGACCGTGACTCTATCGGTACTGCACAGAGGAATTATGACAATGCGTGGGAGCCTAAGACCCTTGCTAGACACAGAAAGTGGTCTACTCTTGTTCACCCTAGAGATATTGACGAGACCAACTACGTTGCGGCCATTTCCAATATCACTCAGGTATTCAATGAGACACAGAAGTTCCCTGAAATGGACTGCTACACGATTTCCAAGATTTATTCTGACTGGATATCTGTTGCAGGTGAAGATGGCAATCTCCACGTTGCTGATACGACTGTTCTCACAGTTGCTAACATCCTTGACGTATTTGACGCACTTATGCTCAAGATGGACAATGCAAGGGTTCCTGTAACAGGACGTATCCTCTATGTCACAAATGAAATCAATAAGTTACTCAAGAAGGCTGATGGTATTTCTCGTCAGATGGATATCACATCTGGTCCTAATGCTATCGACCGTAGAGTAAACAGACTTGACGAGGTTCAGGTTAAGCCTGTTCCTGCTGAGTTGATGAAGACCATTTATGACTTCACAGAGGGTTGGAAGCCGGGTATCGGTGCTGCCCAGATTAATATGTTCCTTGTTCACCCTATCGCAGTTATCACTCCTATAACTTATGAGTTCGCAGACCTTTCTTCTCCGTCTGCTGTTACAGAAGGTAAGTATCTCTACTACGAGGAGTCTTTCGAGGACGTATTCATCCTTAACAAGAAGTCTGACGCAATTCAGTTCAACATCACGGCTGCTGATGTTAGTCCTATTGCTCTTGGACCTGATGCACCTGACGCCACATATCCTTGGACAGACAAGAAGCCTGCTGACTTCCAGAGCAACATTGTTGTAACTGGCACAGACATTCAGGGTAATCTTGACTTTGTTGAGGGCGGTCTTTCTGCATCTGGACCTCTCGCAGGTGACGGCTACTTCTTAGCATTGAAGTTAACCGCAAGTGATTGGAGTGTATATGACTCCGTTAAGGTAGGTCTCAGTCCTTCTGCAGGCACAGGTCTTGTAGAGATTAAGGATGACCCTGACCATAACGTAGTTATGAAGGTTACACAACAGTACACGCAGGACTTCGTTATCCAGACAACGATTAACGGTGTAACATCTTCGAGAATGTGGGCTCTTGACAGACTTAACTGCCGCGAGTGACGAGGTAAATCAATATGGCAATAGTCAGAAGAAGTAATGAAATCCTCAGAGTTAATGATACTTTGGTTGGACACTATCTGGATATTGGCTATGATGTTATCGACGAAACGGGCGCAGTCCTTCTTAGGGCTGTGCCCACAGATAACACTCAACTCAAAGCCGAGTTCAAGAAGTTATCTGAGGAAGTAACACAACTCAAGGACATTAACAACAGACTTAGGAAGCAACTTGCTGAGGCAGACGCAAAGATTAAGGAATTATCCTCTAAGAAAGAGCCTGCTAAAGAGAAAGTCGTCGAGAACGAGCCTGTTGTAGAAAAGCCGAAGAGGCGTAGAAAGTCTGACGATTAAAGCGAAAGGTGGGAAATCTATGTATTTAACATATGAAGAATATCGGAGTATGGGTGGAGATTTAGACGAACCCACCTTTAACTTTTATCGCTATGATGTGGAATGTTATATAGATTGGTATACGTTTGACAGACTTCACGGTGAAACAGAAATACCTGACAGAGTAAAACAATGTGTATTCTATCTCATTAAGTTGGCACAGACAAAAGCAGGCTTAGTTTTCCCTAGTGCAAACGGTGAAAGCAGTGGAGGGATTAATGCCAAGATGGAGTCACAGTCCAATGATGGCGTTACAATTACTTATAGCACTTTGCACGGAGATATGTTATATACTAATAGTAAGAAAGAGATGGACGAGGCCGTAAAACGTTATCTTAACGGTGTTACGAACAGTTTAGGTAGGAAGTTATTGTATAGAGGTTTATATCCAGGTGAGTAATACATATCCGATTTGGTGGGACAAAACAATTACGATATATAATAAGATTACCGCTGATGATGGCAAGGTATCTTGGCAAAGCACGGTAATTTCTGGTTGTTTCTGGAAATACATCAATGAAACCAAGTATGTTGATAATGTTAAAATGCAGACCAAAGAGGTTATTTGTAGAATACCTGAGCAAGACAATTATGTGCCATACCTAGAGTGGAAAACACTCGAAGATAAAACAGGTAAGTTTACTCTACATACGGGAGATTTTGTTGTATATGGCGAAGTTAATGATGTGATAGACGAGTACACAAAAGGACAACGTGCCTCAGATGTGCTTAATAAGTATCGTGAGGTTAATCTTGCTTTTCAAATAGAGGTGTTTACAGACAATACGGGTGACGTTCTTAATTCAGAGCATTATCGTTTAGGAGGAATTTGATGGCCAGAAATGTTGGGTGCATAATTGAAACCCGAAGAGGTTGGAGCCCAAATAAGACACAAGAGGCTTTAATGGCAGCATTAAAGTCCGACGATTTTAAGGTCGAAATAAATCAAATTTTACTAGATGAGGCAAAAAATAAACGATATATTCCTATAGGTGAAGGCTCGTTAATGCGGGACGGTAAAGCACAAAAGAATGGTGTTAGATACACACTAGCCTATGCACGTTATCAGTATTGGGGTGAGATTTACGGGGATAACTGGATGTGTTATTACTGGCAAAACCATGAACCTGTTGATAAGATGGGCTGGCGTTCTCCTCCAGGTGAGGGAAGTAAACATCCTACGGGTAGAGCCATAGGCGCCGTAAAAGCAACTTTTTATGACAATTACGGCTTTGAATGGAAATTGGGTTATAGCAAAAGTACCTCACACGCAGAGTGGTTAAAATATGCGTATGATAACAATAAGAGAAGTATTGGACAAAAGATAACTGCTATGTTAAAAAGGAAAGTAAAAGAACAATGACTAAGGTAGATAAGAACAAAGCCATGTTAACATTTTTATCAACGTGCCCCGTTGTTAAAGATAATCCCACATACTTTAATTTCGCAGATGAAACGGACAATGACACTCAATTTATCACAGAGACCAATGAAGGAAAAAGCACTACACCGTTCATTGATGGAAGTGTTAGACGACAGTTTGTATTTAGGCTTATTCTTTTCCGTAGTGTTACAAGTAATGAGATTATAGATGAGGGAGAAAATAACGAAAATATAGAGGACCTTGCAGAGTTACAGGAAATTATAGATTGGATTGAAGAGCAAGAAGATGACCACACATATCCTGAGTTTGGTGATAAAATAGAGATAGATAAGATGGAAACACTATCAGATACCCCTGTGTTTGAGGGAATAAATTCGGGCGTTAGTCCTGCATTGGCTATGTACTCCATAGCGATAAGGATTGATTATATAGATTACAGTAAAACAATTTGGTCGTAAGACGAAAGGAGCAATTTATGGCAGTAAGTAAAACTTTTAATCTTAATGCCGCTACCCACGAAAGGGCGGCTCGTAAGTTACTTATTACTGTTGCAGAGTGGCAGGACGCCGCAGGTGAATACTACACTCTCACATTAAGCAAGCCAGGTGATTGGGATACCAACTACACGAGTTACTACACAGAGAGTTCTGGAGTGTACTCCCCGGTAACAGGCACATCTGCACCTACTTGGTCTGCAAATACTTATTATGCCAGAGTTAATCGTGAATTGCTCGGTAGACGTACAGAGGACTCAAGCATTGAGTACAACCCTGACCAGGAGACATCTACTGACATTCTTGGTATTAACTATACTGACATCAATAAGACACAGCCTCAGCAGGACTTTGACCCACACCTTATTCTGGGCGGCGACAAGTTCTCCGAGTTGCTTAATGACATCAGGCGTAGGAATGCTCTTACAGAACTTAGCCAGTTCACAATGTATATCATTACCGCATTTATTGGTGATAGTACAAATGGCTATGCGGCTGAAAGGCATGCAAACTGCACGATTAACTACAACTCAATGGGTGGCGACAGTAATGTTAACTTCCCTATTTCTGTTTACTTCTCCAATGACATCACTCTTGGTACAGTAGACAAGTTAACACCTGATTTCACGTTCTCGGCAGACAGTAACGTAAACGTAGGTGACTAACGTATCTCATAAGGGGAGAGGGATGTTCCCCTCCCCTTTTTATTAAATGGAGGACTCTTAAATGGACGAAAAAGAAATCAAGACAATTGACCTGTCAATGACAAATAAAACACGTTTTTCTGTAAATAATGACCCTGACAGAGTAATCTGGTTAAATCTTTCTGATATGGGAATCGTATCAAGGTTAGCAGACGTTGAGCCTAAGTTACAGGAACTACTTACTGAGGCGCAATCTAAGATTGAGGGTATTTCTGATGAGGATAGTTCAGAGGCGGTTGTAAAACTTGGTGAGGCGCTGAAGGAAATCGACCAGAAAATGCGTGCCTTAATAGATGAGATATTTGGTGATGGTGTTTCTAAGGTGTGTGCTCCTGAAGGAACTATGTACGATATGTTTAATGGAACATTTAGATATGAGTATATCATTGAGGCACTTATCGGATTATATTCCGAGAACATTAATAAAGAATATACGGCACTTAAAGATAGGACGGCTAAATATACAAAGAAGTACAGTAGGAAAAGCAAGAAGTAATGTTTGATTTACCTAAGGTATTAACAGTAAATAATCGTGAGTATGCTATCCGAAGGTCTGGTGACTTTCGGATAGTCTTAGATTGTTTTGAAGTTTTAAATGATACGGAATTAAGCCAATCAGAAAGAATATTAGTGGCAATTTATATATTTTATGAGGATTTTGCCGAATTTGATGATATACTTAAAGTAAAGGAAGACGAACTAATAAATCTGGTTGAGGCGATGTTTGATTTTATTTCTTGCGGGGCAGATAATAATGCGTCTAAGACCAACTATAAGGCGCTAGATTGGAAACAAGATGAACAACTTATCTGTTCCGCAATAAATAAAGTAGCAGGAACTGAGGTTCGTGCATTACCTTATCTGCATTGGTGGACATTTATGGGATATTTCTCCGCAATAGGAGAGTCTGCACTATCTACCATAGTCAGTATAAGGACAAAGATGGTAAAAGGAAAGAAACTTGAGAAGTACGAGAATGAGTTTGTTCGGGATAATCCGCAATACTTTAATTGGGACTCACGTACTGAGGAACAAAAAGAAGAAGATGAGTGGATTAGGAAAATATGGACCGGTGAGGAGGTGCCATAAATGCCAGGTAATGACGGCTTTAATGTAAATGTAAAAACCACAGTAGAGGGTTTAGACGAACTTAAAAAAGCCATAGCAGATTTTGAGGCGTTTAAAAAGACTATTGATTTATCGGACAGGTCTATTAAAGATTTTGTTAAAGAGGGTGATAGCGCCGCAAGAACTTTAAGAGACATTGAACGGGCCTCTCAAAAAGTACAAACTCCAGAGTTTGCTTCTTGGAGTAAAAAGTGGCATGACCAGATACCAGAAATTAAAAAATATAAGACAGAACTTGATACACTCGCGGTAAAATTAAGCAAGATTGCGGTTGACCCGGAAACAGGCAAAGCAATAGATAAAAATTTACAACCCACCTTAGATAAGTTAAATAAGTCTTATGGTGAATTAACCGCCCAAATTCATCTGGCAAGACAGGTGCAAAATGAATTTGGTCGTGAAATGGGAAAGTTGCGTTCTGACGGCAAAGAGTTTATGCCTATTGACTATGACGCACTTAGCGAAAAAGCCAAAAATGCCAAAGTGGTTGTAACAGACACACAAACAAAAATAACAAACACATTAGAGGCTCAGGCCGCTGCACAGAAAAAAGCACAAGAGGCAGCCGCGGCAGCCGCACACACTCAAAAAAGTGCATATAAAAGTATTGATGATACTTTGTGGAATACGCAAAGAAAACTTAACGACTTAACCTTTGACGCCAAAAGAATGTCTAGTGACTTATCAAAGGCAAAAGATGTTTTATCTCGTGGTGGAAAAATAGATGGTTCTGATGTTGAGCAATACAATGATAAACTTAATGATTTGGTGAAAGGCTCTGAGGATGCTGCCAAAACCATTGATGAAGTGACGCGCAAGATTAGTGAGTTACACTTTTCTGGCGCATTGCCAGAAGATATATTTAAGCACCTGTCTAGTGAACTTATAAAAGCAAAAGATGGTGCAGAATTATTAGGACATTATTTATCAGAGATTACTCCAAAGGGCGAAGAAACTTTTGGACCTATTATAGAGCAACTAAATGAGATAAAGGCAGTTCAAGAACAAATAAATAGTCTGGATATGGCTAAAGCAATTGCCTTTGATGATAAGGGCACGATTGATACGTATAATGGTTTAGTTAATAATATTAACCAACTTATTGAAAAACTCGAAGAAACTGTTTATGTGGAAAATACCACTATTGCGACTAACAAGAACTTACAAGTTAGTTGGTTAATGGTAGACCAAACAATTGACGCAATTAAAGATGGACTTGAACAGTTAAGAGGTAGTACGGCTGTACCTCCTGAATTGGACGCTGAATACCAAAATCTTAACAGATTGTTAGAGGCTTTAAAGTTAAAGTCTAAGGAATATTTGAACGAAACAAGGAAATCCCTTGGTATTGAAACAAAGAGCGCAAAGAGTAAACGTGAATTAGCACATCAGGTAAAGTCTTTATCTGATGGATTAAACGACGCAAAGAAAAATATGTCAAAACTTGGTGACGCGGTTTCTGGTGTTACAAAGAGCATTAAGTCCAAAATGACTCACGGACTTAAATCAATAATGAAATACGTTCTCGGTTTTAGGTCATTGTTCTTCTTAGTTCGTAAACTTCGTTCCGCAATAAAAGAAGGATTAGAGAACTTAGTACAATTTGATAGTGCTAATAACGAGACTAATAAGTCCATATCTGAACTCAGGTCTTCCTTACTGTTTGTAAAGAATGCCTGGGCGGCCGCATTTGCTCCTATTATAAACTATGTAATGCCATTACTTACTTCGCTTATTGATACATTAGCACAAGTTGGTAATGCCATTGCTAGGTTCTTTGCGCAATTAACAGGACAAGCAACTGTATTACAGGCTGTAAAGGTTGATATGGGAGACTACGCAGACAGTTTAAAGAAAACAGGTTCTGCGGCAGGTGGTGCGGCTAAAAAGGCAAAGGACTTGCACGATAGACTTGCTCCGTTTGATGATTTACAGGTTCTTGGCGTTGATAAAGATAAAGACACTTCTGGCTCAGGCGGAGGCGGCGGTGGTCTTGATGATATGTTGCCAGACCCTAATGAGATGTTTAAACGTATTCAGACAGAAAGTAATTTGGCTGATATGATTAAAGAGGCTTGGAAAAATCAAGACTTCTCAGGATTAGGTAAACTTGCTGGTGAAAAAATAAGAGACTCCTTTAACAGTATTAACTGGGCAGATATTAGAGAAAATGTATCTAAGGGAATTTCTAGTGTTACGTCCTTCATAAATGGATTTATACAGTCACCTGGATTATTTGCGTCTGCGGGTAGAACAATGGCAGATGGCTTAAACACCTTAACTGGCGCTATTAAGCAGTTCTTTACCGAGATAGACTTCTTTAACAACGCAAAGTCTGTGGGCGAAGGATTTACTTCATTTTTTACTAACTTAGATATTGGACAACTTGCTGGTGCGCTCTCTAGTGTTCTTAAAAGTCTTCCTGATACGATTTCAGGGTTTCTTGATGGCGTAAATTGGAAGTCATTAGGAAAAAGTTTATATAAAGGAATAAAATCTTTTATTACAAACTTTGATTTTGCAGGTTTAAATAAGAGTCTAGGTAAGGTAGTCGGATATATAATAAAAGCGATTGCCGACCTGGCGGTAGGAATAGGCGAAGAGTTAATAAAAGACTTACAGGCATATTTTGAAGAACATTCAGTAGAGGAAATTTTCAAAGATATTTTCAGGTTCTTAACTGGCGATACATTACTTAACTGGATGATGAATAATTCAGGTTTCCCGTTTGCTGAAGGCATATTAGAGGCGCTTGGTGCAAGTAAGTCTGACCTTGAAAAGGCAACATCTTCAATTCGTGACACGTTAACACATCCGTTCACGTTAGCGATTGAAAAGATAAAAGAAGTATTTACAGGAATAGGTGAATGGTTTAATGACCACGTTATACAACCCATTGTTAACTTCTTTAAACCGATAGTAAATACAGTAAGTACGATTTTTAAGACAATGCTGGCAATAATCGTAGGTATCTGGATAACCGCGGCTGATTGGTTTAACGAAACTGTTGTTCAACCTATAATTGAGTTCTTTGCTCCGATAGTGGATAAGGTATCTGAATTTTTCTCTAAATTATGGGAGGGAATTAAGAGTATCTGGATAAAAGTGTCTGACTGGTTTAACGAGAATGTCATTAGCCCGGTTGTGGACTTTTTTAAAGGCGTATATGATAAAGCATACAAATATTTTTCTGATTTGTGGTCTGATATTTGTGATGTTTGGGAGGCTGCAAGTAGTTGGTTTGATGAACACGTTATAAGTCCTATTGTTAAACTGTTTGATGGAATCGCCGCAGCAGTTAAAGACTCCTTCAATGATGTTCTTGGAGTTGTTGAGAAATTGCTCAATAAGATTTTACAAGGACTCAATAGTTTTATTGATAAACTCAATACTTGGGGTAAGACAGGTGCCGAGGCCCTTGGCTTTGAATATACTAACATACCTAATTTCAAGGAAATAACAATTCCTAGATTGGCTAAGGGTGCTGTTATCCCGCCTAACAAAGAGTTCCTTGCTGTGCTCGGTGACCAGAAGAGTGGCACAAACATTGAGGCACCTCTTGATACAATAGTAGACGCATTTAGAGAGGTTATGGGAAGCCTGCAGGTAGAGACAGGAAATCAGTCTATGGTAGTAGATGGTCAAGTATTTGCAAGACTTATGACACCTTATATTGTTAGTGAACTTGGTAGATTAGGTTACAACATAAAGATATTGGAGGCTTGATATGGGCAAGTATCTTATAATTGATGGTATAGAATATCCTGTCGGTATTATTGAGATGAAACGTAAGGGTGATATACTTGATAAGACGGCTAACCGTACAGAAGATGGTGATTTGCATAGAGAAGTAATAGGCACTTACTATAACTTCTCTTTGGAAATCCGCCCAGGAAATGATACAGCACTTTATGACAGGTTATTTTGGGTGCTTACCGAACCTGTGCCGTTTCACGAAGTACAATTACCAGGACAAAATGAGCCCGCTAAGATGTATTTTGGTAGTGTTCAGGATAAAGTATCATATACAGATGGAGAAACAACGCATTATGCGAAACTCACTTGTAATGTAGTATGTAAACTTCCTTCGAGGTATGCAAATGGCTAATTATACTAATTTTTATGTTGACTATGCTTTGGACAATGACGACGCGCAGGACGACGCAACGATAAGCGCCACAGGTGCAGGTAACTTATCAAACTTATCGTCATTACCAGAGGGATTAGAAATCAATAATGCTTTTTCTAAAGAGCATAATTTTGTTGTGCTTGATGGCTCATATGACGAAATAGATGGCTTGTTTGGATTTATTAGTGCCAACAAGAGTGATAGTACAGGACACTTTGCCACCAATCCTATGATTACGGCTACATTTTCCTCACAACATACTTCCTATGTGTTATCTCTTAAATTTGTAGAGGACGCACCGACACAGATAGAGGTTAAGTGGTATCTTGGAACAGCAGTTATGTACGGTATGATAAAGGAAATAAACCCTAATGACACCGTCTGTGAGATACAGTATCCTATCGAGGCGTACGATAAGATTACGATAGAGTTTTTAGAGGCATTACCTGATAGATATATTAAACTTGAACGCATAGAGTTTGGTACAACAATGCATTGGGACGAAACTATTGTTAAGAGCGCAACAATGGTAAAAGGCTGCGACAGGCTTTCTAATATGCTTTCCGTTGACACACTTACGTTTGAATTGGTCGATACATCTAACTCAATGAACTTTGGTAACCCTAAAGGACTTCATACGTTACTTAAAAGAAATCAGGCTATGTATCCTTATGAAGTTCTTGATGGGCAGATACTTCCACTTGGCAAATTTTATCTCAATACTTTTACAACCGAAGGAAATGTTGGCAAAGTACAAGCAACATCTTTTCTAGGTGTTATGGATAAAATACATTACAAAGGTTCACAGAGTACATCATCAATAAGTTATTTAATAGAGGATATTTTTCTTACTGCAGGATTAACTTCAGATGATTATGAAATTGACGAAGAAACTTTACACCAATTTGTTTATGGTGTAATTAAGCCAATGAGTTGTCGTGAGGCATTAAGAGAGGTTTTATTTGCTTGTCATTCTGTTATTGATACTAGTAATCCAAATAAAATAAAAATTTATAAATATTCAGACACCGTTATTACGGGATTAGACAGGTCTAATAAAATTTTTACAAAAGTATGTGGCACAGAACCTGTAACTGGGGTGAGGTTAAATTATTCTACTTATAGGCAGTCAGAGGAACTTACCACGCTAGTCAATGATGTGTACAATAAGGGTGTATATACTGTTATATTTGATAAACTTTATTATTATGGCACCTATGTGGAGCCTAATTATAGGGTTATAAACAACTCGGCTAGTTGTGTAACATTTGAAGTATTGGCAGACGCGGTAACAGTAACTATTCGTGGGTATGAAACGATAGAAACACAAAAAAGCGTGGTTATTAAACGTGAGCCTGCTGATGGTGAGTTAGAAAAGATAGAGGAGTATAACACTACACTATGTAACGATACCTCCGCAAGAGCATTGGCACAAACAATATACGAGTATCACAACAGCACAAACCTGTCATTACAGGTTCAGCATTATGCGACAGAAATTAGTATGGATTACTCAAGATATGTGGAAAACCCGGTTCAAGACTTAGATGGTTTTGTGTCAATGTTTACGCAAAGAACCTTTAATCTTACAGGGGGTTTTGTTGATACGGCGCAGATGATTGGCAAGTTTAACGTTGCAGACAGATACTACTTTACAGGTAGAGAGGACACTAACTCAACTATTGAACTTTACGCAGGCGAGGGCACAGAGATTATATGAGAATATACAACTTTATAAAGCCTGAACTTGATTACTTCCGTGAGAACTGTAATTTCTCTGAGGATGAAATGACGTTCTTTAATTATCGGGCGCAGCATTATAGCCATCACGAAATAGCCGTGAAAATGATTTGTAGTCAAGGTAAAGTTGCTAGATTGGCAACAAGTGTAAAAGCAAAGATACGAAGGGTTAAACTCCCTGGAACAGAAAATCTTGAGTAGAAAAGTAGTAGATTTTTAGTAGTTTTATAGTAGTTTTTTAGTAGAAAAATAGCGCATTTGTAGCAGTACAGGTGCGCTATTTTTGTTACACTTGCAAACATATGAACAGAAAGTGAGGTTTATATGTTTATTTTTAGAAATCCTAATCCTTGCAAGACGCTTGTGGGCGATTGTGTTATTAGAGCAATATCAATAGCCGAAAACACAAACTGGGAAGATGTGTTTGTATCTCTTTGTGCCAAAGGTTTTGAAATGTGTGATATGCCATCTTCTAATGATGTTTGGGGAGAATATCTTAAAGATAAAGGCTATCACAGATATATTTTACCAACAACGTGTGGTGCTTGTTATTCCGTGGAAGACTTTTGTGACGAGTATCCAGATGGGTTATATATCCTAGCAACAGGCACCCACGTTATTACAGTAATAGACGGAGACCACTACGATACGTGGAACTCTAAAGATGAAACGCCGATATATTATTGGCAGAAGGAGGCTATCTAATGGCTTATAATTATTTTCCGATGAACTATCAACCCCTTCAATTTGCACAGCAACAGTATCAACCTGTGGCACAAGCACAGAGCAATACAGGTATTATTTGGGTACAAGGTGAGGCAGGCGCTAAAGCATATCCTGTAGCGGCTGGTAATTCTGTGTTGCTTATGGATAGTGAAGGTTCTTACTTTTACATTAAGACAACGGACAGTAGTGGAATACCTCAGCCCATTCGTAAGTTTACATATACTGAGGAAACAGGCAAAAAAGAAGTTGCGCCCGTTGTTCAACAAATAGATACATCTAACTTTATAACAAGGGAAGAGTTTGAGGAACGTTTCGCTAAACTTACTGAACCCGTAAAAGAAACAGTTAAACCTGCTCCGCAAAAGAAATGAGGTAAGTTATGAGTAATCCTTTATACAATTCATTAAACAATAATGGTATTATGTCACAGTTCCAAACATTTCAACAGAACCCTATGCAGTTTCTAATGAGTAGGAACATAAACATACCACAACAATATTTGAATAACCCTAAAGACGCCATTCAGTATCTTCTTAATTCGGGAAAAATGACACAGGCTAACTTCAACCAACTGTCACAGATGGCGTCACAAATGGGAATTAAATTACATTGATATTCAATAACTAGGCGCGCAAGTTTTGGATAAATAATTTTTTAACGGAGGCTTATTATGGCTATTTCAGAAAACAACAACGGCTTAGTTATGCCAGTATCACCTATGGGTTACGGAGAAGGTGGTTTCGGTAACTTCGGTGGAGACGGCTGGTGGATAATTCTTTTCCTCTTTGCTCTTATGGGCGGATGGGGTAATGGATTTGGTGGTTGCAACGGTAACAACTCTTTTGTTCCTTATTATCTGTCCAATAATACAGATAATTCCGTACAGAGAGGATTTGATACTGCGGCGATTTCAGGTCAGTTAAATGGCATACAGAGCGCAATTACAACAGGCTTTGCAACGTCTGAGGTTGCAGATTGTGGCAGAGCAATGGACTCTATGCAGACCGCTTACAACAATCAGATTGCAAGTATGAACCAGAGGTTTGCAGATGTAACGACACTTACAGGACAGTTAAATAATCTCGCTATGGGATTACAGAATTGTTGTTGTGAGAACCGTGCCTCTATTGCAGATGTTAAGTACACTATCGCAACAGAGGCTTGTGCTAGCAGGGCAACAGTAAATGACGCATTGAGGGATGTTCTTACTGCTAACCTGGCTAATACACAGAAGATACTTGACCAGATGTGTCAGGATAAGATTGACGCCAAGAATGAGAAGATTGCAGACCTTGAAAGACAACTTACCATGGCTAGTCTTTCTGCAAGTCAGAACGCTCAAACGGCTACAATCTTGGCTAATAATGACGCACAGACCAATGCTCTTGAACGTTATTTAGCACCTGTACCGGTTCCTGCTTATATTGTAGCAAATCCTAATGCTCCTACAACAACTTAATGTTAAGAAAGGAGGAATAATATGCGTTCTTTATACGACATTAAAGATTTAATTGAGGAAGAACTTAAGGATATATCCAAAAAAGACGAACTCAATGAGACAGACCTCGATAATGTTTTTAAAATGGTAGATATTTGCAAAGATATTGCAACTATTGAGGCTATGAAAGAACATAGATATTCCAGAGATTACGATGATTATCCTATGAGTTATGGAGGACGTTCTTATGCTAGATACGGTCGTGATGGTGACGGTGATGGCAGATATAGTGAACGTGGTAGTTCTTATCGTGATGGAGGTTATAGCGGTCACGATAGTACGAAAGAGAAGTTGGAACAAATGATGAGAAAAGCAGGTTCTGAACAAGAACGTGAAAGTATCCGCAGAGTTCTTGAACAACTTTAACCTTTGTGCTATTATATTAATACATCACAAATACACCTCAAGTGAGTATTAACTTACTGAAAATGTCGGCAAATATGTCGGCATTTTCTTTTGTAAAAAAAAATAGTATTGACATATCAATAAACGTGTTATATAATGTTTACAGTAAAGCAAAATATCACACAGAAAGAGAGCATAGGAGAATGATAAATATTAGGATTGAAAGAGCAAACAAGTGCAACGGAGATTTAGCACTATTCGTATCATTTGATTATGATATGAGTATAGTAAGTACAATAAAAGGATTTCCCACACGTTATTATGATATGAACAATAAAACGTGGGAACTGCCTTTTAATCAGTTAAATAATGTTATAAAAGCATTGGATAATTATGATATGGAAATTACCAGTGATGAATATACTTCAATGCAAAAAGAAGAAGTGGAAATTCCCTCTGATTTTGAATTTAAGACAAAGCCTTTTTTACATCAAGTAGATGGATTTAAATTTGGGCTTTCACACGATAAGTGGCTACTAGGAGATGAACAGGGATTAGGTAAGACAAAGCAAGTTATTGATATTGCGGTAGCAAGAAAGGTAAAGCATTGTCTTATTATTTGTTGTGTAAATTCTCTAAAGTGGAACTGGAGAAACGAAGTTCATACTCACTCTAACGAAGGTGCATGGATACTTGGTCAGCAGACAAAAGCAAATGGAAAGATTGCTATTGGCAGTAATGCAGATAGACTTGAGGATTTAAAGCATATAGACGAACTTCCGTACTTTATCATTACTAATGTGGAAACACTTAGATATAAGGCAAAGACAGGAAACATGGTTAAAAAGCGAGTAAAAGGTAAGTGGGAATTAGTTGAGGAATATTGCTATCCGATTACAGATAAGATACAGGAACTCGTTAATAAAGGCGAAATTGGAATGATTGCTATTGACGAGGCCCATAAGTGTAAGAACCCTGACGCAGACCAGGCACAGCAAATGCTTAGTCTCGAGGCACCTCTTGAAATCGCCATGACAGGAACTCCTCTTATGAACCAGCCGCTTGACTTATACGTTCCGTTGCACTGGTTAGGTTTTGAAAAGCATAGTTTCTATCAGTTTAAAATGCACCATTGTGAAATGGGCGGGTATGGTGGATATTCAGTTATAGGTTATAAGAACCTTGATGAATTATCGCAGACACTTGATGAGGTTATGTTGCGTAGATTAAAAGAGGACGTACTTGATTTACCTGAAAAGACTTATATTAATGAGTATGTGGAAATGAATGAAAAGCAAAATGCTATTTATATAGAGGCTATGGCAGATGTTCGCAATAACATAGATAAAATAGTGGCAGCAAATAATCCTCTTTCACAATTAATTAGATTACGTCAGGCAACAGGCTATACAGGAATTTTGTCAACCTCTGTTAAAGAGAGCGCAAAACTCGATAGAATGGAAGAGATTGTAGAGGACGCAGTAGAAAACGGAAAGAAAGTCGTTATCTTCTCTAATTGGACACAAATCACTGGCCCGGCATACAGGAGATTATCAAAGAAGTATAGTGGAGCAGTTATAACAGGTGATACCCCTGATAGTGATAGACAGGCTTACGTTGATAAGTTCCAGAATGACGACAACTGTAAATTTATTTTGGGCACGATTGGCGCTATGGGAACAGGTCTTACACTTACCGCAGGTACCGTAGAAATATTCTTAGATGAGCCTTGGAACATGGCTCTCAAAGAACAGGCAGTTGATAGGTGTCATAGAATTGGACAAAACAACAACCTCACAGTTTATACGTTAATGTGTAAGGATACCATTGACGAGAGAATAAACGAATTAGTAACAAAGAAGGGAGAGATGTCAAAGATTTTAGTGGATGGAAAAATAGAAGGAAGTAAGACTGACCTCATAAACTTCTTGCTATCTTAAATGTTTCGTAGTATAATATTAGTGTACTATAATAAATGTTTGGAGGACAAGTATGAAAACATTGTTAAAAATAGAAGAGGTTGCGGTACTCATTGGGGTATCAGTTCAAACTATAAACAACTGGTATGCTTTTAAGAGAGCAGAGCCTGATAATGAGTACGCAAAGATGTTGCCTGATTATCAACAATCAGGCGAAAGACAATTACGCCTTTGGGATAAGAATGATATTCAAAAGTTCGTTGCTTTTAAAAGGGCTATTCCTAAAGGATGTAAGGGTACAATGGGAGTAATAACACAGAGGTATGTAAAGAATGGAAAATCAGAATAAAGACCCAGAGTTTACATTAGAAGATTATGCGAACAGGTATATTAAATTAAAACAAGAGGAGTCTTTGTTGAAAAAAGAACTTGAGGCGGTGAATAAGCGCCTTAAAGAACTTATGAAAGAGCAAGACCAGACAGAGGCACATTGTTCTCTAGGTGTTGTAAAATATACGGTTCAACATAGAACAGAGTTTGATGAAGAACGGGCACTATCTATTCTTAAGGCATCCGGAAATCTTGATTGTATAGGTCTTAAAGAATATGTTAATACAGATATATTGGAAAAGAAACTATATAATGAGGCCATTGATAGAGATACTGTCGAAAAACTTGGAACGTGTAATAAACCTAAAGATGTTGTTACATTAACTATTAAGAAAGGGTGAGTTTATGACTATACCGGCATTTTGGGCAGGTGTTTTATGTGTAATTTTTGCGGAAATGCTTATCTTTTTCGTGACGATTTTAATATATGCTTTGGGGCATACATCTAAAACGCACGAAAATACGTCTAAAAACGATAGGAGCGAATAAATGAGTAACGATACTAAATATGAGAGCCAAGCGAAAATAACGACAATTAGAGCGACTTCAAGAGCATCCGTTAAAGTTCGTGATAATTATTTCACAGTAGAGTATTCTGAGGAGAGAGTTATCCCTGAAATTGAAGGAGTAAACATTGAAGAGGAACGCAAAATTTTGTGGGATGTTGTTAATGGAGAGTGTGATAACCAAATACTTGACATTAAAGAACTTTACGGAACACAAAGATAACTACTTGACAGAAACAACAGGTAGTTATATAATGTTAAGTGTTGACAAAGACAATCGTTAGTTATATAGTGCGGGATATAACTGACCTATATAACTAACAAAGCAACCAAGTAAAAAAGACTTGCAAATAGAACTTTCCGCACAATAGTTCTATGCGCAAGTTTTTTATTACTTAAAATTGGAGGTATATATGCCAAAAACAAATAATGTTGGTTCTGATAACTATTTTTCAATACAGGGGTGGATGATAACAGACCTCCATTTAAAAGGGAATGACTTACTTGTGTATGCAATTATCTATGGATTTTCTCAAACTAAAAATCAAAAATTCACTGGAAGTTTGCAATATTTAGCGGACTGGTGTTCTTGTACTAAGCAAGGTATTCAAAAAAATTTAAAGAACTTAATTGATAGGGGATTAATAATTAAGCACGATATTGAAGTTAAAGGAATTAAACTTTGTGAATATGAGGCAGTTGATAGAAATAGTGTGACCTATACAACTGAGTTGCATACTATACAACTGAGTTGTACCAATAATATAGATAATATTAATATATCTAGCGATATATTAAAAAAAGATATTACTAACGTAATATCATCGGACGAGCCGATTAAAACAGATACATTCTTTGATACACCCTCTTTAATAGCGAAGCCTAAAAAGAAAAAAGTTTCGCTTTATGAAGGGTGTATGCTTTTAATAGATGAATTTACTCAGGATGAAGAAGTAAGAAATAAGTTAAAGGAATATTTTAAGGTAAGATTAGAAAGAAAAGATATTCCGTTAGGCAAAGCGTCTTTTAAGGGAAGTTTAAATAAACTTCGTGAGTTAACCACATCTAAAAAAGAAGTTCTACAAATTATTCAACAAAGTATAGATAGAAGTTATCCGTCATTTTATCCATTAAATAAGCCAAGATATACGAGAGAATACACTTGTCCTGAAATTATTAGCGCAGGAGAAAAGAGAGAAATAACCGACGAAGAATATGAGGAGGCTATGTTAAATGGAGAGAAATTCTGAATGTTGGTATGTTAGTGCTTGTGAAGATGATTGCACAGGCTGTCTAATATATAAACAGATGAAGTGGCAATTTGATAATAGTGGATTGCCCAAAGCAAAATATAAACCCATACAGTTAACCGCCACAAAAGAGACACGTTCTGTATTTGTGCAGTTAGCAGGAATAAGAAAAAGTATAAACCAGTTTGTTAAGGACGGGAAAAACTTATACATATGTGGCAGTACACCTGGTACGGGAAAAACATCTTGGGCAATTAAGATGTTACAGACATACTTTCATTACATGGCAGTAGGTAATCACGGGCGTGTAATTGGAATGTTTGTATCTACCACAGAATTGCTGTTACAATTAAAAGATTTTCAGAACCCTTTACCTCAAGAGTATAAGGACAATCTAATAAATGCAGATTTAGTTATTTGGGACGATATAGCGGTGTCTGGAATGTCAACGTATGATTATAACCAGTTATTTACGATTATAGATAAAAGGATATTGAATGAGAAATCCAATATATTTACATCAAACTGCACCGATAAAGACACACTTATTAAATCTTTGGGAGAGAGATTAGCGAGCAGAGTTTGGTGCACTAGTGAGATAGTTGAAATAAAAGGTGGTGACTGGCGTGGCCGTAGTAGTAGTTCAGATAATAAGTAAAGTCCTTAATACAGGGGAATATGGATTCTTTGATAATAATCTGATAACAGACGAAGATTTTAAAGGAACAGGATATGAGGAAGAGTATGAGTTTATAACAAGTCATTATAAAAAGTATGGGAATGTTCCAGATAAGACAACATTCTTGTCTAAGTTTCCTGAGTTTGAAATAGTGGAAGTTCAGGACTCCGATAAGTATCTCATTGATACTTTTAGAGAGGAAAAACTATATCGTAAGGCTGTGCCCATAGTACAACGTGTTGCCGAGTTGTTGCAAACTGACGCAAATGCGGCTAGTGAATATATGATACAAGCCATAAAAGATTTGCAACCCAATTATGATTTAAGCGGAGTAGATTTAATATCACAGGGAGAGCAACGTTTAGAACATTTTAAGGACAGACTAGAAAATCAAGATGATTGGTATTTTACAACAGGGTTTAAAGAACTTGATGATGTAATACACGGAATACAAAGAGGCGAAGAATTGTTTGTTATCTTTGCTAGAACAAATCAAGGTAAGTCCTGGGTGTTAGAGAAGATAATGACGCATATATGGCAGACAGGTTTTAATGTGGGATATATATCTCCCGAAATGAGTGCTGATAGTATAGGTTATAGGTTCGATACTCTAAATTGTAATTATTCTAATAAAGGACTTCTTTGGGGCAATAGTGATGTTGATTTGGAAGCATATGAAGAATATATTGAAGGTCTAAAAGAACATAAAAACTCCTTTATCTGTTCTACACCAATAGATTTTGACAGGAAGATAACAGTAAGCAAATTAAGGCGTTGGGCGCAAATAAATAAACTTGACGCAATAGCAATAGACGGAATAACATATATGACGGACGAGAGAATGAAAAGGGGTGATAATAAAACAACATCATTGACCAACATAAGTGAGGACCTAATGATGTTAAGTATTGAGTTAAAGATACCTATACTTGTAGTAGTACAAGCAAATAGAACTGGCGTAGTTGACGCAGAGAAAGGAGGAACACCCGACCTAGAGAGTATAAGAGATAGTGACGGCATATCTCATAACGCCAGTAAAGTTTTATCTATAAGACAAGATAAAGATGGTATGCTTGAAATGGGAATTAAGAAACAACGTTTCGGGGCTGTCGGTGGTAAGTTAAAGTATTCTTGGAATATTGACAAAGGAATATTTGAGTTTGTTCCTGAGTATGATGATACACAAGAAGAAGAACATACGGAAAGACAGATACGCCGTGAACGTAAAAATATAGAAAAGACTGATATGTTCTAAGGAGGAATTATTATGGACGAAGAAATGTTAAGAGAGTATGCGGAAGAAATTAAGGAGTATTGCAGTACACATACGGGTAAATGTGTCGGATGTATATTTTATAGGACACTTCGAATTGGGGAAACAGTTGTTGATGGTGAGTGCATTTTAAGAAATGACGACCCGGAGAATTGGGAAATATGATAATCAATGATACCATGTTTGCTGTTGACCTGAGAACGATTATACAAGAACTTAGGTCACAATTAATCGTTAATCATATACCGCTACTTAACAAAATACAAGATAGCGGCAGTGATATTATGATATGTTGTCCGTATCATAAAGAAGGTCAAGAAAGAAGACCGAGTGCAGGCATACGAAAATCAGATGGACTGTTTCATTGTCTTGCGTGTGGTGAAACACATTCGTTGCCCGAAGTCATTAGTTACTGTTTAGGATATAATGACCCATTAGGTAAAGAAGGATATAAATGGCTATGCAGATATTTTAGTAATGTAGGAGTAGAAAATCGTGAAAGTATTAAGATTAATTTGGCGCGTGATAACATTTCCAATAAGAGCAATATTTTGGTTAATCGTAATTATTCTAAATCTGATGGCGTAAGCAAGGAAGAATTGGATAGTTATAGATATACTCACCCATATATGTATAAGAGAGGTTTAAATGATACTGTTATTGATTTGTTTGACATCGGATATGATATTGCTACGGACAGTATTACATTCCCCGTCCGTGATAAAGATGGTACTGTTTTGTTTGTGGCTAAGCGTTCAGTTGGTCGTAAGCGGTTTAATTTACCAAAAGGAATAGATAAGCCACTTTATGGATTGTATGAAGTAGATAATTTATCATTTAGTGCTAGTGGTGACTGGTTAAATGAAGTATATGTATGTGAAGGATTATTCGATTGTCTTAGATTATGGTGTAACAATAGACACGCAGTAGCAGGTTTTGGATGTTTATTTAATAAGCAACAAATAGAGCAACTAAACAGTTTGCCAACAAGGAAACTCATTTTAGCGACGGACAATGATGAAGCAGGAAGAAAGGCAAATGCTCGATTGCGTAGTCTAATAAAAGGTAAACTAATAACTGAGGTAGAGTTACCGAAAGGTCGTAAAGATGTTGGGGAGTGTACTGATGAAGAACTTTTGAACCTGAAAGAAATCTTTTAAAGGCACTTGACAACCTAGTGATTGTGTTATATAATAATATTGTGTATAAGGCACAACAATAAACCGATAGAAAGGATTTAGAACAAATGGCAAGATTTAGTGGAAAAGACTTTGACAAGTACAGTTACTCCAATGACGAAAGAAAAACAGGATTCTTTCAGTTAAAGGACGATAAAGATACGGCAAAGGTTCGTATTCTTTATGAGAGCGCCGACGAGATTGATGGTCTGTCAGTTCACGAAGTACAAATTAACGGTAAGAGGAAGTACGTTAACTGTCTTAGGGAATATAATGACCCGATTGATAAGTGCCCGTTCTGTCAGGCAAAGATGAAGACCTACGCAAAGTTGTATATTCCTTTATACAATGAGGACGCACAACAGTTTCAATTTTGGGAAAGAGGCAGAACATTCTACGGTAAGATTTCAGGCCTTGTTAGCAGGTATAAGAATATCGTATCAAGAACGTTTGAAATTGAACGTAATGGTGTTAAGGATGATACAAAGACTGATTATTCCTTCTATCCAGTAGATGACCCTGACGGCACAACAATTCAAGATATTCTTGATGACCTTGGGTTCGACGAAATGCCTTCACCTATAGGAACAATCATTCTTGATAAAAGTGCTAGGGATATGGACTACTATCTTGATAATGGGGCATTTCCTGACAATGATGTTCCTGTTCGCAGACGTAATTCTAATCCGCCGGATACTTCTGAAGTACCGTTTGAGGAGGATGCACCCACCCCCCGTAGAGGCGGCAGAAGAACACCTGCAAGAGGTACAGATAGATTTTGATTTTTAGGAGGACTGCTATATGCAACAGTCGTTGTTTGGCGATATTGTTCGCCCATCTGATAAACAATCTGATATGGCAATAGCAAAAAAGTCAAAATCAAGTAAGAAAGCGCCCACTACTGTAAAAGGTGGTGGGCTACTTGCTCGAATAGAGTTTATCCGTAAATTTGTTGAAAAGCATTTAGGTAAGTATAAAGACCAGTATCTTTGTATTAGAGACATAGAGACCTTACATAGTTACGTGGATACTTGTATAGAAGATGGTAGACTTGCACTTGATACAGAGACAACAGGTCTTAATGTATATAGAGATAAGATTGTGGGCATAAGTTTACATTCCAAAAATAATAAGCCTGCATATATACCAATTAATCACGTTTCATATGTGACTATGGAGAGATTAGATAATCAACTTGAACCCGAGCAGATACGTCCCGAACTTGAGAGAATGTTAGACCTTGATTGTGATATGTTCAATGCGGCATTTGACCGTAGAGTAATAAGACATAATATAGGAATAGATTTTCCATGCACTTGGGACGCCTCTATTGCGTCAAGAATGATGAATGAAAATGAGCCAAAGAGTTTAAATGGTTTAAAGCCACTTCACTCAAAATATGTGCTTAACGGACAAGAGGATGAATTTTCATTCGGCGATATATTCAATAACATAGGTTTTGATAAAGTTCCAATAGATATAGCAACACTTTATGCGGCTCACGACTCCGTTGTAACAACTGAATTAGCAGATTTTCAGAGAAGATACCTTTATTATGAAGAGGCTGAAGATTTTAGTGCTAGGAATGGTATGAATGGGGTTGCATGGACATTTTTCAATATAGAAATGCCGTGTATAGACTGTACTATTGAAATGGAGGAAAATGGCATTAGTCTTGACATAGAGTATCAACAAGAATTATCCGAGAAGTATCATAAAATAGAGGATGATATACTTGATAAGTTCTATGTGGAGTTAGAGCAGTATGAGCCTCAACTTGATAAGTTACGTTTAAGAGGTATAAAGATAGACACTCCAATAAACATAAATAGCCCTTCACAATTAGCCAGTCTTATTTATGATGTGCTTAATGTGGGTGTTATTGATGAAAAGAAGCCTAGAGGCACCGGTGAAGATATATTAGCACAAATAGATAATCCAATAATTAAGTTGTTAATGGAGTATCGTAAGGTCGAGAAACTTATAACCACATATATTGATAAAATGCCTAACTGTGTTGAAAGCGATGGTAAGATACATTGTAAGTTTAATCAGTACGGAGCAGATACAGGTAGATATAGTTCTAGCGACCCAAATATGCAGAATATTCCTTCTCATAATAAAGACATTCGTAAGATGTTTGTGGCAGATGAAGGCTATGTTCTTTTGTCCAGTGACTTCTCACAGCAAGAACCTAAGTGTTTAGCCGCTTTATGTAAACGAGACGGTGACCCACAGATGTATGATACATTTATGGCGGGCAAAGACATATATAGTGAACTTGCCAGTAAGTCTTTTCATAAGTCTTATGAGGAGTGTTTAGAGTTTAGACCTGATGGCTCTACTAATAAAGATGGTAAAGAACGTAGAGGGCAAGCAAAAATAATCCTACTTAGTGTGTTGTACGGAAGAGGAGAAGAGAGTATTGCCGAACAACTTAATTGTAGTATAGAAGAGGCTAGGGCTATTAAAGAAAGTGTGTTTAAAGGTTTTCCTGCTATACGCAAGTTTGAAAAGGACTCACTTGACTTTGCATATTATAATGGGTATGTTACAACAGTTTGCGGACGTAAGAGAAGATTGCCTGACTTAATGCTTGATGATTATGAGGTTAGGTGGGCAGATGAAACTGCAGGTTCTGGTGACGCATTAGACTTTGATGATTTATCAAATGAAGTGCCACAGTCAATACAAGACAAGTGGATATATAGAATATCGAGGGCCTCGTTTAAAGACCGTAGAAAGATATTTGAGCAGGCGAACAAGCAGGACGGTGTTTGGATAGTAGACAATCGTAAGAAGATAAGTGAGGCTACAAGACAATGTGTTAATAGTAGAATACAAGGTAGTGCCGCTGACTTAACCAAACTTGCTATGATAGAATTATTAAATAACGGAAAGTTGACCAAATTAGGTTTTAAATTGTTGTTACAAATACACGACGAGGTAATAGGAACTTGTCCTAAGAAAAATGCAAAAGAGTGTGCAAGATTGTTAGCCGAAACAATGTCAAAAGCGGCAGAAAAAATATTAGAAATGCCTATCAAGTGTGATGTTGAAATAACAGAATGTTGGTACGGAGAAAGTGTGACAGTATGAGAGAGTTTGCCATATTTATTATCACGCACAGGCGACCAGAATTACAACACACTTATTCTTCTTTATTGCGCTGTGGATATACAGGTCAGGTGTATTTTGTCCTTGACGATACAGACGATACCATACAACAATATATAGATTTGTTTGGAGCAGATAATATCTATATCTTTAATAAAAACCACTATATTAATTCCGCAGAGTATGATAATGGTGATTGTAAAGAAGTGTTTGCTAGTGCCGTATATGCTAGACGTGCCGTTGAGGACATTGCAGTTCATTTAGGACTAAAGTATTTTGCCGTGGCAGACGACGATATATTGGATTTTGTCATTCGCTATCCCATAAATAATAGTTTGAAAAGGTTTAAAATAACAAACTTCGATGGTATAATAGAGGCATATTTAGATATACTAGACTGCGGTGTTGCGTGTGTTGGATTTGGAAGAGCAAATTCTTATTTTGGTGGAGCAATTGCATTTTCTCCAGAAAAAATGAATAAGAGGGTGATAGTTACAAATTTCTTCATAAGAAACGGCTCGTACAAAGTTAGTTGGCGGGCGTGGACATTTGAAGATGATATTACTGTTTTGTGTGACAGTTTATCAGGAAACCTATGGTTATCAATACCGTATGTTCAGCAAGTGCCGTCAGAGTTTACAAATGTTCGAGGTAAAGGAGGTAATGTTGAATTATATCAGAAAAATGGTAGATATGAGGGATGTTTTACTGAGGTAAAGTACATGCCATCTACCATACAGATAAAGTGCGAGGACATTAATAATATAAACAACGTAAAAACTACAACATTGTTACGCCATGTGGATAAATGTTATCCAAAAATACTTAGTAGTTCATATAGAAAGGAGAAATAATATGCAGACACAGTATGAACTTTTTGGAAAACCTGAGGTTAATGATAACTCTCATTATACAAAGAAAATTCAGGTGCCACAATATTTGCCATCAGAGGTTGAACCAAAACCCTTTGAATTAGTGGATAAGTCACGTTACACAAAGTTAATGGCAAGCATAAACACAGCCAACATATCAGATGAGGACAAAGAGTTTTTAAAGTTGGCTGCAACTCGACACCTGGTGTTTAATTATGCAAAAATTGCGGATTACTATGCTCACGCCGATAAAACAGTTCAGGAGTTAATGGAACAGTCCGCTTTAGTTATTATTGATGTTGACGACGCCATAGCAAATGGATATGTTAGATTAAGTTCCACAATGAAAAAGATAATAGAAGGTAAATAATGATGCGTTCAGATTTTGCGGTGTTTGTGTTAAGTCATGGAAGAGCCAGCACATTAAAAACCATTCCAACCCTGCTAAGTAAAAACTACACAGGTCGATGGTATATAATTGTAGATGATGAGGACAATCAAATAAACGAGTATATTCAAGTTTGGGGAGAAGAACATATTATAGTCTTTAATAAGAGGGAAGTCGGTAAAACATTTGATATAATGGACAATTTTACTGGCAGACAGGTGCCCACATTTGCTAGAAATGCCGTATATGATATTGCTAAGAAACTAGGTTTAAAATATTTTTTTGAGGCAGATGATGATTTAGTAAATTTTAGATTTAGGGTTGTTGACGATACTGGCTCGTTAAAAACAGTTTATATACAAAATATGGATGAAGTAATTACTGCCTACTTAGAATATATGGATAGTGCGCCAATTGATATTTTAGCATTCGGACAAACTGGCGATTTAATAGGAGGAAAACAATCTAAATTATTTTCCAAGATATTTCTTAGAAAAGCCATGCAGGGTTTTTTTGTTAGGGTATCAAATCCAATACAGTATGTGGGCAGATTTAATGATGATGTTAATGCCTATGTACACGCAGGAAAAGTAGGATATTTGTTGATAACTTTTCGTGACGCTATAATGGACACATTGCCTACCCAAGTAAATAAGGGAGGCATTACTGAGAATTATTTAAAGTATGGTACATATGTTAAGTCTTTTTATTCGGTTATGTTAGAACCAAGTGCAGTATCAATAGATGTTATGGGGGACGGTAATTATCGAATACACCATAGTATTTCTTGGAATAATGCGGTACCAAAGATAATAAGCGATAAATATAAAAAATAGGAGGACAAATATTTATGAAAATAGGATTATTTCCAATGGTTGCAGATGTTATGCACGCTGGACACATACTTGCTATGAAAGAGGCAAAGGAACACTGTGATTATTTGATTGTGGCACTATACTGTTTGCCAAAAAGAAAGCCAAACATTGTTCAAAGTATTTTTGAGAGATATACCCAATTAAGTGCGGTTAAGTATGTGGATGAAGTAATACCGTACGAAGATGAGGCAGATGCGCACAGGGTGATACTTTCATTAAAATTTGATGTGTACTTTTTAGGTTCAGATTATATAAATAAGCCGTTTGAGGGAAAAGAGTTACTTAAAAATCTTGGTAAAGAAGTTTATTATTTGTCAAGAAACCACACAATGAGTAGCACAAAATTAAAATCAGATATTATAGGTGGTAATGTTCAAAAATCTGCCTCGGATCCTAAGGTTATTGCTGTTGATTTTGATGGTTGTATTTGCAAGTTTGCCTGGCCAGATATTGGTGAGCCTAACTTAGAAGTTATTGAGGCGCTAAAAGAAGAAAAACGTAATGGCACAAAAATAATCTTGTGGTCTTGTAGGTGTGGTGAGTTATTAGATGAGGCTATTAAGGCATGCTCTAATTGGGGCATAAGTTTTGACGCAGTTAATGAAAATATTCCAGAGAGATTAATACGATACGGATATTCAGAGTCAAGAAAAATAAGTGCCGATGAGTATTGGGATGATTTAGCCGTAATAAAGGGAAAAACAGAAAGTGTTTGAAAACCAAATAATTGTGTAGTATAATATTAATACATTTATAAATAGGAGGCATAAATTATGAGATTTAGTATTAATGCAAAAACAATGTTGGACCTGGTGTCTGATGTATCAAAAGGAGTAGGTAACAATAAACTTCTTCCTATTACTAGTATGATAGGCATTAAGTATCTGGGTAATGTTGTAGCCCTGTCAAGTTTTGACGGTTCTAACTTATTGAGAGTTAAAGCGATTGCCAGTGGACAAGATATTGAAGATGGTGAGGTTACTGTAAATGCAGATATGTTTATAGGACTTATTTCCAAGTTATCTGACTGCTCCTTGATTTCATTTGAAACGGACAAAGAAAGACCTATTCTTAATGTACTTGCATATCAAGGTGTAAAGAGTGTAGGTTCTTATAAACTTGAGTTACCGCTTAATGAAGATGGTGAAGTAATTAAATATCTTGACCTTGACAGTAAAATAGGTGATAAGAGTAACGCGGTTGTTTGTGAGTTGCTCATAGACACCATTAAAGATATGATTGCAAGTTGTAAGCCTGCACTTGCTACTGATGTCGCCGAAAGTTGTTACACGAACTATCTTGTTTCCGAAAAGATTATTTCAACAGACAGAACAAGGGCGGTATTCTTAGATAATGCAAGTTTCAAGGAAGGTGATAAGCATTATCTTTTAGGCAGACAGTTCGTAGACCTGTTGACATTGACAGGACCTAGTGTTGAATTGTATTTCTTTGATGACCACATTTACGCAACAGATGAATGGGGCACCGAAATAGTGACAAGCAGTAACGGAGCACTCAATGAGTTTGATGAAGCGGCTACGGAGAAGATGTTGAAAATTGATTTTCCGTCTATGTGTAAGGTTAAGAAGTCTGAATTGCTTAATACCTTAAATCGTATGTCCTTATTCTGTTCAAAGTATGATAATAATAGCATTGATATATCCTTTGATGATACCTCAATGAAGATTAGTTCCTTGAAGAACAGCGCGGTTGAAAGTATAGACTATACAGAGTTTATGAAGGTATCTCCATTTGACATAAGGATTGATGTAACACTTCTTTTGCCGCATATTAAGTCTTATGCGTCAGATATTGTGGAGTTGCATTTTGGAAACAAAATGTGTATAAAGTTAGTAGATGGTTCGGTTACTCACATTATTGCGTTAATAACCAAATCATAATTCATAATTATACCTCTTATATGAAGTAGTACGGCATTGTAATAGTGCCGTACTACTTTTATGAAAAAGTTATTGACAATGTATGAATGATGTTGTATAATGTTTACAGTAGTGAAGATGTACTACAACAAATCAGATAGGAGGTTAAGTGATGTTATCTCTAATGACAGAGCATAAAGGTAAAGTCGAAATTAACGGCACTATGTATGATGATATTTCAAGCGCAATAAACACGTTTAAATCGTCAGGCGGTTCTGTATGTATTAGATTATTATCTAAGCACGACAACGCAAGAGAACGCGAAATAGACGCACTAGAGCGCAAGGAAATACATAAGATAACAGTCAAAGCATATATGACACGTCCTGCGACAGTTGATTTTGACTTTATGCTTAGGATGAACAAAGATGTACCAATGCCGTATCGCACAATGATTGGTACAATAGAAAAAGAGACTCCTGGAATGTATTATATGAAACTTCACGCCGACATCACAGAGGAAAGAACAATGAGGTGTATGTGCTGTGGAAGAACATTAACAAATCCAGTATCACAGTATTTTGGAATAGGTCCTGAGTGCGGAGGACATAACTACGTTAACCCGTTCTACTCAAAAGAAGAATTACAGGCCGCGGTTGCAGAATATAGGAAGCAACTTCGTAACGTGACTTGGGATGGTTGGGTTATTAAGAGTGCTATAACAGAGGATGAAATTTTAAAGGAGGAATTTTAAATGGCAAAAGAAGTTACAGGAAAAATCGTATCAAAAGTCACATCCGCGGAAGAGCAGATGTTGGGGTGCGCTAAAGCACTTCAGGAGGCCATGTTGAAGGTAGATACTAACGGAGTAATCGCCTGTTTCACAATGACACTGGTTAACTATTGCAGAGAGGCAAAGGTTAATCCGATAGCAGTATCACAAATTATTCACGAGGCTATCGAAGACCATATTGAAGAAATAAAGAGAGGAGAAGTTTGATTATGGAGTATAACGAAATTAGAAAGCCATTAGAAGAATTAACAATAAAGCACGGAAAGGACGGTAGTGTGGCAGCATTTCATGCTACACTTTGCACTTTGATACACGGTTTTTGTGAAATCACAGGCTGTGATGCAGTTGATATTTCTGGACAGGTATTCGCAGAATTTCTTACAGATAGGGCGTCTAATAAGGAGGAGTAATTATGTTGACAGATAATCAGAAAGAAGGTCTTATGAAGATACATAAGTTGACAAACCTTCTGGCAGAGAACCAATTAGATATTGACTTATACACAAACATAGTCAAGAGACTTATGGACATTATGGTAGACTTCACAGGGCCTGAAGGGCTTGTGTATAGTGCCAATATTGAACGTAAGTATCTTCAGGAGAGAGGTATTCTTGACGAGAATGGAAACGTCATAGAAGGATGGTAGACCGATGTATAAGTGCTATTGTTGTAAACAGGAATTTGACGAGCCTGCTGTTCATACTGAATATCACGGAGAAGTAGATTATAGTGAGCATTGGCATTGTTGCCCATACTGTGGAGAGGCAGACTTTGAAGAAGTAGAGGAAGAAGATGGCGACCTGTAAAGAAAAGAAGGAAGATAATGGAATAATCTTCTGTGGTAAAACTAAACTTTCTTGCGCGTTAAGACAACAACAAGGAACGTGCCCTTTAAAGAAAGGAGAAAAGAAAGGAAGATAAAGTATGGTTGAGATAATTTTAATATCAGTAGTGGTAGCAGTTGTTGGTTCATTCTTTTTTATTCTTTGGAAGGATGGAAAAAATGATAAGTAGTCAATTACGTCATTTGGTTCAAAATGATGTAATTGAGTAATAAATGATGTAATTAAAAAGTGAGGAGTGATTTATGAAAAGGATTAACCTTGATGAAATAAATCTTGCCATTGAGAGCGTGCATATACTGGGTGATACAATTATCATTCGATGGAGTTCAGATATTGGTTTCGGAGAATATGTAATACATCAGTTTGGAAAAACCCAAAAGTTTTTTGCTGAAAGTGAGTGTATAGACAACAATGAAGATAAGGCATTTGGCACTAAACTTCTAGCATTGTGGATGAAGCAGATAAAGGTAGTAGGCTAGTTGGAGGTAATATTATGGAATGGGCTTTAACATTCTTTGCAGGTTGGCTTGCTTGTATGATTTATGAAGGTATTAAAAGAAGAGGTGATAAAGAATGAAGTATATAATTGACATTCCCGAACACATACGCTGGAACGCAAAAAACAATCTTTTGTTAGGTGGCGATTTGCCGTCATTGAACAAGATTATTGGAAACGGCACGCCATACAACGACACAGGCGACTTGATAAGCCGTGAGGCGTTGAAAAAGGATTTGAATAGACCTTTTATTGAAGATTGGGAATATAAAGCAATATGTAACATTATCGACAATGCCCCGACAGTTGATATTACGGAAGATAAGATTAAACTTGCCGAAGAACTAGGACAGGAAATGGCAGACGACTTAGAATTTGCCTATAACAACGGATATAAGCAGGGACAGATTGACGCAAGGCAAGAAGAGGAGGAATAATATGGCTTATTGCGATTATGGTGCTTTTGTTTACAAGAACGGTGAACGTCGCAAAGATAAAGAAGATGTTCCATTGTTTAAACCCAATGAAGGGACTTTTAAAAGTAACGAAATTCTTATAGATTGGATAGACCATATCCATCATGGAATTTTGGGTGATGGAAACATTCGTGTTCTTTGCCACAAACAAGGTCTTCCTGAAATCTACGAACTCACCGAAGACGGAATCAAAGAGATTTCGTATAAAACCGACGAAATGGATTGGTGGGATTATGGTGAAGTTGAGTTTGAGTACAATGACTACAAGTTCAGATTTACTTCAGGATACAACACTAATAATCCTTATGTTGCAGAAATGATTGAACCTGATGGTACTGTATGGAAGTGTGAATACGATTACGGTTATGGAGTAGAATTCTAATTGAGGAGGAATCTAAAAGACAAATGAGTAAGTGGCTATATAGATTAGAAAGTCTTAATGAAGATAACGGTCTTTGGTATAACACAAAAGGAGAGTTAGTTTGGGGTATAGGCGAATTGTCTGAATGTACTACAAAATATCTGCCTATGGGCTATGATATACGTTATCACAAAGACGGCAGAAATTGGTTTTCTAGTTGTAGTCGTAAAGAAGACTTAACTCATTGGTATTCATTACAGGACGCACTAGATTTAATAAAGAAGGGATTTGTATTTACAAGGTATCTTGCTACTGAGTATGTGGAGTATGAATTAGAAACCACATTCATTAAAGATACTTGTCTTAAACGAGAAGTATTAGATATAGAGGAGGTGTTTGCGAATGAGTAACGAAATTACAGAGTTTGAACAGTGGGATGAACTTGTTGAAAAACTGGATGAGGTTTTAAAGAATTATAATCTTGAGATAAAGAGTTTAGTCGGACAGTTAAAACATCCGTTAGAAATTGATGTTTATATTGAGGAGAAAGAATAATGGCAGACGCAAAACAATGTGATAGGTGTAAGAAGTATTATCCATATGAATTAAGTTGGGACAGAGATTACGTTATTAAAAGAAGTAATGTTAGCACAATGGATATTTGTCCTGAGTGTTATTTGAAACTACTTGATTTTCTTGGAGTAAAGCCTACAGAAGAAGAAAAGAAGAAAGGTAAAAAGAAATGAAGGTAAAAGCAATAATTAAAGTAGATGTGCCGGAATGGCAAATAGGTGAAGAGGCACAAATATTTTTCCCCGACAGTATGTGTGCAAAAGGCATATGTGAACTTGCCACTAAGGACAATGATATAGAAACCTTATTGAATGAGTTTATAACGTATGTGTATGCCGTTCAAAATCCTGTTGAGGCGCATAACGGAGTAATAACAACAAGTACATTAAGTGAGGCTAAAAGAGGTTTCTTAAAGAAGTATGACAACAGATAGGCTGTTAGAACTATTAGCAATAGAGAGGCTATGTGTATTACAGAACGTTCTGGAGCGGTGTAATAGAGATTGTGCTAACTGTAATCTAGTGCAGAAGGATATGGAGATAATCGAAATGTATGAGGCACTAGAACATATAGTGGCTAATTACAGATTAAGGAGGAAACAATGACAGAAAAAGATTTAAAAAGAGGTAAGCAAATACAAAAGAACTTAGAGACCTTAAATCTCTTAGGCGGTATTATGAAGTCCGGTTTTCCTAAAATGACTGATAGTTACAGAGAGGTTTGGTTCGCTGACTTAGATACAGTTACTTGGGAAAAATTTAAAACGGCGGTGTTAAGTGTTGTTGACGAAAGAAAGGCCGCATTGAAAAAAGAGTTTGAGGAACTTTAATGGAGGGAGATATGTCACGATTTGAGATTTTTGTATGCGTGGTTCTTGTGGCACAATGTATTCACAATATGATGATGTTTTATGCCGTTTCTGATATAACAAGAGCAATAAGAGAAGGCAACAGAAAAGCATAAGTTGGAGAGAACTTCTACTTGACATTTATATAATCGTGTAGTATAATGATTGTGTAGTCAAAAAGACTATATTATAAATAAAAAGATTCCAATGGAGGACAAAAAGTATGAGTACCACGAAAAAGAGTACCAAAGAAGTAACATCGGCAGTGCTAATACCTGCAAATTCTAAGCCCGCAGGTTTTGCAGAACTCGAAACAGGGTTCGGAGTAATGCTTGAGGGCATTAAACAGGAAGTTCGTAACTTCATTTCCACAGAATACGGGCCCATAAAGAGAACAATCACCCTTAACGTAGACGGAAAGCACAAAGAACTCAAAGGCTATCTCCACGAGAAGTTTGATACGGTTCTCAAGTTCGTATCAAACAATGAGCCTGTGTTCTTGTCAGGTCCTGCAGGTTCAGGTAAGAACTATATCTGTAAGCAGGTTGCAGAGTCTTTGGGCTTGAAGTTTTACTTTTCCAACGCAATTACACAAGAGTACAAGTTGACAGGCTTTACAGACGCAATGGGTAAGTACCAGCAGACACAGTTCTTTCAGGCGTTTACTAAGGGCGGTTTGTTTATGCTTGACGAGGTAGACGCAAGTATTCCTGAAGTTCTTGTCATTCTTAATGCGGCTATTGCCAACAAGTATTTTGATTTTCCAGCACCTATCGGATACAGAGAGGCACACCCTGACTTTAGAGTTGTAGCCGCGGGTAATACAACAGGTCATGGCGCAGATTATGAGTACATTGGTCGTAATCATCTTGACGGAGCAAGTTTGGATAGATTTGCTTTGGTAAGCATTGATTACAGTAAGGCAATCGAGGACGGTCTCGCAGGTAACATAGAATTGGCTGATTTCTGCCGAGAGTTTAGAAATGCTAGTAAGAAGGCAGGTATTAGTACCATTGTTTCTTATCGTGCCATTGAAAGACTTGCTAAGATGATACCAATAATGACACTTGAGGACGCATTGAAGTACTGTCTTGTAAAAGACTTAGAGAAGGACGATTTACATCAGATACTTTTGGAGTTAGGGTGGTCAAAGTATAAGGACGCACTTGACAACTTGTACGCCAGTATGGAGGGATAATATGTCGGTCATAAAAGAAAAAGATATTACCTTAGATGGTAAAAAGTATTCAGTCCATGCCGAACTATATAACTCTACAAAAAGTGTTCTTGACGACCTAAAGTCAAGAACTACCAGAATAAGTGGTTATGAAATGAAGGACTCCGATATACACAAGAGTTGGCACGGCGTTGATAACTGGAATGAGGCTTTAGAGTTGCTGAGAGACGGATATAAGCCGATAGTTGAACAACTCAAGTCAACTTTGAAAAGTAAGACCAGAACAGAAAAGAAAACCGCAGTAGTTAATGCAGTACAGGGATTTATGCCGTCTGTTCCCCTCGCGTTAAAAAACCTTCCTGAGTGTATGCTCACAGTGGATAGAAATGTTCCTGCAGCCCGAGTTATTGACCTGTATTATGATATGTCCTCAACCTACAGTAAAACTGTTGATGATTTTCTTAAGGCGGGCAAAGTTCTGCTTTCTGTGATAATTGGACTTGAAAAGCAAGGCTATAGGTTTAATATGTACGCGGTACAAAGTTATCCTAGATATTCTAGCGGTACTGTGGATTTCTTATGTGTAAAGGTGAAATCTAGCGACAAACCTTTGGACATTAAGCGAATGAGTTTTTCCTTAATACATCCTGCGTTTTTTAGAGTTATTGGATTTGACTGGCAGGGCAAATCTCCGATTACGAGAGACCTGGGTTCTGGTAGAGGTGGGGACTTTTTTAGAGATTTTTCAACTTATACCAGAAATCTTATTGTAAAAGAAATGTTTGGAGAGAATGCCCATTATGTGTCAAGCACTAACTTGATTGATGGAAAGTATGAGCCTAATATTGTCAAGGAGGCACTTGAAGATGGAAAAGATAAAAAATAAGGATGAGTGGGTTCGTTGCAAGTCTTGTGGACATAAACTTATGAAAGTAGTGGACATATGCGATACTTGTGGCGGCAAACTTGAAATAAAGTGCCATTCTTGTAAGGCAATAAATCTAATAGATTTTGGAAAGGAGAACGATAGTGGATAAACCAATAAGACCCACACGTTTTTACTCAAAGAAACAGGAAGAACATATCGCAAAAGCATTGGGAGGTAAAAGAACTGCCAACAGCGGTGCGACCGCGTTCTACAAAGGTGATGTAACCACTGATGAATGGCTTTTTGAGGCAAAAACGTGTACTACATTAAAGAAGTCCTTTTCCATTAAGAGAGAATGGATAGACAAGAACAGAGAAGAGGCTTTCGCTATGCGTAAACCCTATAATGCGCTAGTGATAGACTTTGGAGATGGCGAACAGTTTTATCTGGTAGACGAAAAAACATTTAAGGAACTTATAAATAAGAGTTGACTTTATTTGTATTGTGTTGTATAATATTTATAGTAGTGAAGTGCTACAATCAAATTAAATTGGAGGTTTAATTATGCAGACGTTTGAAAAAGGTAACAAGGACCTGAGTAAGTTTACTTGGGTAACAAAGAGTAAGAATTGGTGTAAAATTGAAAATGATATTGCTATTTCGATAGCGAGAGCAAGCGGTAACTGTAAACGTGAAAGGGCGATGGTTCACTTTCACAACTTTGCCGCAAAGAGGATAAGTAATTCCAATTACGTTATGTTCGGTATTGACGGTGATAGGCTTTACTTTGCCGAGAGTGACTCAACTTCTGGATTTAAAATGTCCGCGAAGTGTGAGGATAAGAGGATGGCCACATCACAAATATCAGACGATAAGTTTGTTGAATGGGCTAGAGAACATAGAGGTGAATATACACTTCATCAAGACGCAGGTTCTGGATTGTATTACATTGATACAAGGAGGCTCATATGACTTGGCAGATGATTATTTTCGTGGCGATAATGTTTATCGCCAGTTTCTTCTTTGGCGCAATCTTTGGTATGTATTTGCAAAGAAGTGAGGATATGAAAATCCTCAAAGAGCAACAGGACGACCTCAGAGAGATTAACAATCGCATACAAGAAGAAAATGCGAGGTTAAGAAATGAGATACAGTCTAAGGACGATATTAAGATAGGAGGGTTTTGACTATGTCAAAGTTTGGGGTCGGTGACATTGTTAGAGTTAAGAAGTTTTTGAACGAGATACCGCTATTTTTTCATGGTTATACTGACCATATGCAGGAGTGGGAAGGTAAACTTGTTCGTATCCGCAAAGTGGTAGACTTAGGAGAAGGGTATAACGTTGAAACTCTTGGAGGTGAACATATACCTTTTGATTGGGACCCAAGAGCGTTTACTAAGGTAACCATATGCCCATCAAGCGGAAAGTATAAAGTTGGAGACTTAGTTATTGGTAATGACGTGGCAACAGAGTTGTATCGCAATAACTATACAACGAAGGGCTGGGTAGGAAGAGTAGTAGATGTGTACGACAAATGGATAGATGTTGAAGGACATTGTTTTCAGAAGGGTATAAACGGTGACCGTACAAGCACTTGTTATGATAGGTTTACAGTAAATCCGGAGGCGTTTGACCTTCTTGACAAGGAAAAGAGTCAAGCGTATAAGTTCGGTATTAAGAAGGTTATCTTCAATAAGCCTGCAACTATTGTTATTTGGACAGATGATACAAAGACAGTAGTTAAGATACAAGATGGAGATAAATTTTCAAAAGAACTGGGCCTCGCCATGTGTATTGCTAAAAAGCATTTTGGCAATAAAGGCAACTACAACGAGGTGTTCAAACAGTTTTGTAAGGAGGGTGAACAATGAATGATTGTAAGTTTAAAGTCGGTGATAAGGTGAGGCTTAGAGACCCTAAAGATGTTCCTCAAATAGATAGAGATACCGTAGTATCAGATATGAACTTTAAAGGTTTTCGTACGATAGTGGACGCATATCAAGCAAAAACCGCTAACATATACAAAGTTGCTGGCAAAGGTAATTATCTTTATACAGAGGCATTATTGGAGAAGGGTGAAGAAGGAGAACAAGAGATAGAGGACTTCAAAGAAGTATCTTTATCACAGGAAAATATTACGCTTTCTAGGGACGATTTTCACGACGTAGCCGTGGACGTTATGGCTGATTTTGTTGCCAATCCTCCTAAAGATAAATTAGGCAGAGATACTAGCAAGGCCTCATTTCTTTTGGCTATGGCAGTTCCGGTTATAGCAGACAAGATAGAAGAAAAGTTGTTCGGTAAGAAAGATAAGGAGGATGAGTAATGGATACGCAGACGTTGATGGTGCTTAAACACTTACAATCTGGTAAGACGATTACAAATATCGAGGCAACAAACTTATACGGAGCAACAAGGCTCGGTGATATAATTTTCAGGCTTCGTAAGAAGTATAAGATTTCAACCGTTATGACAGGTGGTGTTAATAGATATGGCAGAGTAACACGTTACGGAGTTTATAAGTATATCGGTGAGAAGGAATAAATAAATGGAAAGTTTAGCAATTAAATATCGTCCAAAAACGTGGAGCGATGTGGTTGAGCAGAGTGCTACAAAGACAATTTTGCAAAACCAATTGGATACTGGTGAGATTAAAAATGCTTATCTCTTTTGCGGCGGTGCAGGAACGGGCAAGACCACCTGCGCTCGCATTTTTGCGAATGAAATAAATAAGCACGTTGGAACACCGATAGAGTTAGACGCGGCTAGTAATAACTCGGTTGATGATGTAAGGAAACTTATAGAGCAGGCTCAATCCGCAAGTATTGATAGTGAGTACAAAGTGTTTATAATGGACGAGGTTCACGCATTGTCTAATAGTGCTTGGCAGGCTATGTTGAAGATACTTGAGGAGCCGCCAAAGAAGTCTGTATTTATAATGTGTACTACTGACCCACAAAAGATACCTAATACAATCTTGTCGAGAGTGCAGAGGTTTGACTTTAAGAGGATAAGTCAAGAAGGTATTGTTAATAGGCTTTCACTTATTGTTAGCGAGGAGAATGTTGGCGGTGATACTAAGGAAGAATGTGCTATTGTTGACGAGGCTTTAAAGTATATCGCTAGATTGGCGGAAGGTGGTATGCGTGACGCAATCACAATGTTGGATAAGTGCTTAGCATATTCAACTAAGTTAACACTGGACAATGTCTCTAGTGCGTTAGGAACGGCTAATATTGTTACTATGCTTGACCTTACAAATAGTATCCTGAGTAAAGAGTTAAAGCGCATTGTAGGCACAATAAATATACTTCATAGCGAAGGAAAAGACCTGAAGTTGTTTATAAGACAGTACACAGATTTTATCCTGGATATAAACAAGTTGTATCTACTTGGTGATGTTAAATACACAAAGTTACCTGACATTGCCGAGATTAGACAACTTACGGAAGAGAGTAGTGAATACTTTGACGCAACGATGGACTTACTTGATGAATTAATTAAGTTAGGCGTAGCGATAAAGTGGGACAGTTCACCAAAGTCCGTGATAGAGGCAACATTAATTATGTTTAGTAGGAGGATTGAAACGTGATTGGACAAACAAGATTAAAGGAGCAAATAGAGAGACAATGGGAGACAGATAAGTTTCCCTCTTTTGCTATCTTTGTGGGACCGAGGGGTTGTGGTAAGCGAACAATGATAAAGGAGATTGTTAAAGACAATAACCTTATTTTTAGTGAAATTCCAACAACAGTTGATGGCGTAAGAGAGTTACAATACTTAATCAACAGGTCAAGTGACGTGGTTTACAGTATAAACAACATTGACAGTTTATCTCAGGCCGGGTGTAATGCACTTCTGAAAATTGCAGAAGAACATGATGATAATACAATCATAGCCACTTGTGAGAATATCGAGAATGTTCCAACAACAATAAGAAGTAGGGCAGTGGTATATCAGTTTGACGAATACACACAGGACGAGTTATGCGATTTTTGTGAGGAGCGCGGTTATGAGGTAACTGACTTTGTAATGTCCGTTTGTGAGACACCTGGCGACATTGAGGAACTTAATAAGTATGATATTGAGGAATTTAGGAACTTTATATTTAAGGTAATAGAGAATGTTGCGTCTGTGTCTGGTGCAAATGCTTTTAAAATAGCGGATAAGATTTGTATTAAGAGTGACGAAGGATATGACTTAAAGTTATTCTTAAAGGCGTTTTCCAGTATTTGCGTTGATTATATGATGGACAAAGATGTAAACAATAGTTTGAAGTTTGCTAAGGCCGTTGCTATTACCGGAAACATATTAGCAGACCTTAACATAAAGTCCATAAACAAACAGATGTTGTTTGATACATGGTTGCTTGATGTAAGGAGTGCATGGTCGTGAATATAACAGATGTTAAAAAGCAGATAAAGGAAAAGTCTTTATCTTCCTTTTACATCTTCACGGGAGAAGAAATAGAGGTTCAACGCATATACATAAACAAGATAGCCGAAGTGGCCAATATGTCAGTAGTCAGGGCTAATAGTATATCAGATATATGGTACACAATGACTAGACCTTCATTGATAGATGAAAAGCACGTTTACGTGGTGCGTGACGATAAGGACTTTAACTCTAATACAACCTTGCAAAAGCAATTACAGGAAGATGTGCTTAATGGTAACATACTGATTATCTTGTTAACTAGTGTCGATAAAAGAACAATACTCTATAAGACGTTTAAAGACGCTATAATCACGTTTGAACATTTAAGCACAGATGTACTCATTAAATATGTCCAACGCGAAATAGCACTAAATACAAGCGATATAAAGCACTTAATAGAGTTATGCGAAAATGATTATTCAAGAATATTGTTGGAGATAGATAAAATAAAGCGGTATGCAACGAATGGTGTAGATAAGGCATTTAAAGAACTTGTCGAGCAGGGCGTAATATATTCTCCGCCAAAAGATGCAATCTTTGATTTTGTGGATGCAGTATTGCGTAGACAGGTTGGAAGAGCATATAATCTATTAGAACAATGTTATGCAGTCGGTGAAAGTAATGTGGCTATATTGTCTGTGTTATATACAACGGCTAAACAAACGTTACAGGTGCAAAGTTGTGAAAGCCGTGACATAGCACAAGCAACAGGGTTAACCGCATGGCAAGTTAAATGTGCTAAAGAACGTATGGGTAAGTATTATATAGGCGAACTAGTAGGTATGTTAAGACTTATCCAGAAGATACAAAAAGATATTGTAACAGGGCAGATGGACGAAAGTATGTCCGTAGAGTATTTTTTGGTGAATGTACTATGAGAGATTATAAGGCTAACTA